ACAATAATTACCTTTGTGCTTTGACCAGAAGAAATAGTAGGATAAACAGAGGCAAAGAAGTCATCAGCAATGTGATTCGGGATGAACGCGAATTCGTCCAAAAAGATGACATTATAGGATCCGCCTCGGACAGCAGATGAAGAAGTAGAGTTTGATGAAATTTTTGATCCATTTTCTAATTCAAGTGATCCTTTGTTCCAAGATATAATACCCTGCTGCATCCACTTGGGTAGATTCTCATAGGCAAGTTGCAGTCTTCCAAGAAGATCCCTTGCAGTAGATGCTTTGTTCGCTAGAATGGCAATATTAACATTATCGTTAAAAACTGCGTAGTGGAGCAGGTAGGATACGCAGGTGGTTGATTTGCCAGTCTGCCGTGGCATCTTACAAATATTAAACCTGTTCTCGTGGAAGTTTCTTACAAGTTTCTCTTGAAATGGATACATCTCAAAAGGAACAAGACCGTGATCCAGAGAAACAATCTTAATATAGTTCTTTGCAAAATATACAGGATCTTCTTTACACTTCAAGAACTCTATAATTTGTTCTTCCGTAAATTGAATTTGTGTATTTGCTCTTTTTAGATTAGGATTGCCCAGATAAATGTTGTCACTCATAAAAATTACCTACTAATTTCTTCCCAGTCCATAGAAGCGTGAATATCTGCACCATTAGCATTAGAGGCACATACAATAGAAAGTTCATAAGGTGTTCCAGTTAGTGCATCTCTTTCTAACTGAAACTTAAATAATGCCTCCTTGAGAATATCTACTGATGTTGAACCTTGATTGGAACCATATGTATATCCAGATGCTAGTATTCTTCCACCAGTATAAGTTCCTCCACCAATCTTATATTCAACAGCACTATCAACACCAGCATCAGTCCAAGTTGCACCACTAGATGTTCCAGATGCTCTTACTTGCCAGTTATAAGTTGCATTATTTGTAATGCCTAGAATAGAAAGTGCAGTCATAATTACAATTGCATCTAATCTATTTGGTGTTGCTTTAAGACGAATTGATACAACTGTATAATAAGTTCCTGCTGTTGTTAAATCAACTGGTGTTTGGACTGGTGTTCCTACTGCCTGCTGTATTCCACGAAGTTCATAACCACCCTCTGAAATTACAGTAGAACAAACTTGTTTAAGTGTGCTTGCACTGGTTGTAATTCCAGTATTTGCAATCTCATATCTCAAAGGTAATGATGCTGTTGTGATATAAGTTGATGTGATTAAGTTTGCGTGGTGGAATGAATGGCAGTGAATAAACTTCCCATCAACTACAAAACCCAATCTAACTGTTCCAAGTCCTAACCATTCAATATCCATCCACATAATTTGTGCTTTGGAAATATCTAATGTGACACCAGATGGATTGAGATGTCCTGCACCAAGCATTGTATCAATATTCCAGTTATTTTGCGAAATTTGTGTTGTTATTCCAGTAGATAAACTTCTTTCCGCAAAATATAAAGTGCTTCCATCAAGTTCCAGATACATTCCATTATCTTCACCAAAGTATCCTACTCTTTGACGAAGATTTGCTTTTGCTGGGTCCATTATAAATGTATTCAATACCTGTAATGATTTTCCTGGTTGATAAGAGAATACTTTTGTGGTTTCCCTAATCACAGAACATCCGGCAGTAGTTCCTATACTAATATTGACTAAACCTTGTGCTGTTACAAATCCAACTGTTGAACCAGTTCCTACAACTAAACCACTCCAAAGATTATTGTCCCTGTATCTGTGGGAACTATCAAAAAGTGTGAGTGGGGTAGACATTCTTTGTCTACCAAATGCATCAGTTGCTATTGGTGGCAATTCAATATCAACTGATCCAGTAACTGGAAATGGATTTGAAGTGCTGACTGGTGAATTGTTGAGGTTGATTGATACTTGCCCAGTAGTTCCAATACTTACAGTATTCAGTAATGTTGAAATGCCAACTGGGAGATATGGAACAGTTAAAATGCTGCTTATCCCAACTTCTGTGATGTGAGTATGAACTGGATTTTCCGGAGTACTTGAAACATCTACAGTTGCTCCAATACTCACATCGCCATTAATTGTAATATTTGAACTTCCAAGAGATACTGGAAATGGGTTCTCAAAAGAAACTGGACTGCCATCTTTTGTGGCAATCATAGGTACTTCAAAAAGGGTCCTTTCTTGGTTTAGAAAGTCCTGTGTATTCTTATTCCACTGTGCCATTAATCATTCACCCCACGATAATTTTTCTGGTTGATATCTTTGTGTGTTTTTAATTTTTAAAGAACTTTGGTTGGATGCTGGATAAATGTTATGAACAATTGCGCCAGGATATTCATCTTGAAGTTGTTCTGCAAGTTCATTTCTTGTCATCTCCTTCCCTTCAACTTCCATACGATATAATTTTCCTTCCCAAACAACATCTGCAAAGAAAGATTCACTTGCTTGTTCTGGTTGAGAAGAATTCATATAAAGATTGCCGTTAAAATCGCCGGCAATATTGACGCTTTCTGATAGAAATTGTTGAAAACTTTTCATTAGTTGCACCTCCAACGGCGTAATGCTTTGTTGATTCTCGAATCTGGATCTCTTGCAGTTTTTGCAGAAGTGAGTTCGTCCTTCATTCCAGACATACGACTACAAAAATTTGAACGACGCTTTGCTCTTTTGCCCTTTGGTTTCTTTTCAGTAACCGCAGTTTGAAGTTTTGATTCAGGATTCTCACGACGATAAGCATCAACTGCTGCTTGACTTAGACCATCAGTTTTATCTTTACGATTTACTGATTGCCAGTCTTCACCAAATGCAGATTTTCCATACTTATCACCAGCATCTCTAATTGCCTTTAAATTTAATTGCGGTTTTGGTTTTGTAGCACTCGCCGGAATTGTGTCTCCTACTTTATAAGCACGACCTTTAATTCCACCAGAGTAAGCACCAGATTGACTTGCACTAGGCATTACATAATTTCCCTGCTCAAGTAATTCTTTTCTCCAGTCAGAATATTCTTCCTTTTTAACACATCTATTATATCTTTTCCCAAATATCTCTTGTGATCCCTTTTTTTCATATCCCTTCCAGCATTTTTTAGATCCTTCTCCAAGAAGTCTACTACCTATACCTCTTGAGGGCTTTAGTGGTTCTACCTTAATTATATCAATAAATTCTGCGTAGTGCCTTCCATTAGAATCCTCAATAGAAACAGATTCTACCTTATGTTCTCCACTTTCCAAGTAGTCTGCTGCAGTATCAATATAATCTGCTGCTTTTGTAATTTTTGATTGAACCCATGCCTCAATACCACCCTCTCCTTTCACTTTTTTTCTCAATCTTTTAGCTGCAGAAATAATTGTTGAAAGTTCAGATCGAGCCATGGAATATTCGTGATCTTTTTCCTCATTGGCAGGATGAACTTGTGCAATATTAAATTTTTCTTGATTTGAAGGTTCTATTGGTAATGAAAACATTGACCAATACTTAGGTCCATATTTGCATTCATTAGAAAGTTCCATTTTATTACATTTTGGACAATACCGTTGTTCATTTTCATATATTGGCGAATTCCAATCATATGACAAAGCACTACCGTCTACAGATTCGTTTGTATTTCCCCAATTTGAAGCACCAACTCTACGGCACCTAACAAGTGCTCCTGAAGCATATGCACTTGGCCAAACGTCATATCTTGCTTTTACTTTATGATAACAGGCGTCTTTGGTGCCGCTACCTTTTCCAGGTCTATCTTTTCTTGCTTCTTTAAGTTCCATTGTTTCTTTAATTGTTGGTTCTGCTTTTACATAATTGGGGTCTTTTTTACCCTTTGCAAATGTTGGAACATTAGTTGGTGCTGCAGCTCCAGATTTTGATTGTTGTCCTTTATCTTTTTGCCTTTTACGTCTAACTGCAGATTTTATTAATGAAATACCTTTTTTACCTTTTCTTTTTAATGATCTTAAACGACCGCTACTAAAACATTTTGGAGTTCCAGTTTCACCTGGTTCATTAGCACATGGAGATCCATCTGATTGAACCCATCCCTTTACTTTTTTTCCAGTTTTTGTTTTTCCACTAGATCCTTGAAACCAATGGAATAAAGTACCTTCAGATACATCTTTAAATTTTTTATGATGCTTTTTAGCATCTGCTTCCATTTTTTTCAAACGAGTATAATAATCTGGAATTTCATCAAGATGTTGAAGAGCAATTTCTCTAGCAAGTTCATGATTTTTTGTATGCTCATGCTCAATTTTTTCTCCCATATCCAATTGTTTTTGGATAAAAGTTACACTTAGTCTATGTTTTTTTGCAATTTGCTGTACAGTTTTAAATGACTTTAATTGCTCTTTTAGAGATTTTTTACGTCCTTGACAATGGGCACGTTGAGAAAATCCTTTCGGATTATCACAATCTATTGATCTCTTATATTTTTCAGACCAACTCATGAGGTTTAAGAATCTTCTTTATTATTTAGAAAACCTTGCTTTAGTAGTTTTGATAGTTCTGAAGTAGAACCAACAAATAAAGCATTATTTGTCACATTATTTGTTGTTTTAGTATTAGAACTTTCAAGATCCTTCATTTTTTTCTGCAAATCTGCTAATTTATCAGTAACATCACCTACACTTTTAATTAACTGACCAGCAACTTCATATGCCCTAGGACTACCACCTTCACCAGCTAACTCCAAAATTCCATTAATTGCTTCTTGACCTTTTTCTATTAAAGAATATAAATTTGCTCTTGTATAATCATAATCTTTTTGAATATCAAAAGTTTCTGATTTTATAACTTCAGCATTTTCTGAAGATTTTATTATATTCCCTTCTCCAAAATCATTTTTTATATTAAGACTTTCACTAATGGATTTAAAATTATCAGTCATATTATTCTACGTCAATTTTTCTAGTGGGACTATATGTTGCACTGTTATTAAAAAATAGGGTTTCTTCACTAAACCCAAAATCGTCCCCAGGAACTATTTGAGAATTGTCGTAAGAAGATAAAATATTAATAATTGCTCCTTGACTATGCTCAGATTGAGAGGTATTATCATATCCTCTATTAACAATTATGGTATTTTCTGATTTTGATTTAACGTACATAATCTCATTATCAATTATAATTCTATCTCCAATAGAAATTGTAGATGCATTATTAACATTCACAGATTGTTCTAAGGTATTTAAATTTTCTTGCAACGTAGCAGAAGAGTCAGAATCATAATCTTTCATTGCAGTTGGAGTAACTGTATACCTTATCTCCCTCTTTGAAGTATTAATATTTGTATTTGAATGATAATCAATCTGAACCTTACGAATAAGACCTTCTGGATCGTTTGCAATTGGTCCAAACATAAAGGATTTTGCAGTAAATTGCAAAGTATAAATCAAAGCTCTTCTTGTGGTTAAATCTCCTTCATAGTCGTCTTGTATATTAATTCCGTCTAAAACAATAGCAATATCTTTTTTTTCTCCAATAGAGTCTATTAAATCAACTGTCAATGCAAATGAAGGTTGAAAAAATGGCAATATTTGCTCTATTATTTGAAGCATATCGTCATTTAACTTGGTTAAAATATTTAATTCAAATTTTAAATTATAAGGAACCGGCATGTATACTTTTCTAATCTTATCATTACTTCCAACGGCAGAAAATGTTTGAGTTACTGTACTTTTTCTGGAAGGATCATATTCAATGCCATTTAACTCAAATGACATTCTAGGTAAAGTAATTTGAATCGGTTTATTTAAATTTGGTTGTTGCTCTATCCTAGCTAAGAATTTTTGCATAGGACCATATGCCAAAGGAACTCTTAGTTCGCTAATAACATCAGAATCTGAATCTGTGTGTTTTATATAAATTTGATTAAAAAGTGTTCCAAAAGAAACAACTGTTTTGCGAATAATTTCGTGATAAAAATAAGTTCCTAACATCAATAACTACCAAATGGATTTGATTGTGAAAAGTCTAATATGAGATCTGCTTCTTCTTCAATCTCATCATTTTGACTATATTTATCATATATATCTCTCTTATCATATGTATCAATTGAATACGTTGCAGATGAGGCAGTTCCAACAACTAGTTCACATGGAATAAATTTCCCATCTGTAACTGAAATTTTTAATTCACCTGTAACTATATCCCAAGATTTAACTCGCCCTTTTGCACCAGAAGTAGATCCAATAACTATTTCATTAAATCTATATGTTCCAATTCCACTAATTATTGGTGGATTTGCAACAGTGACTGTTGGTGCTTGTGAATATCCAATTCCTGGATTGGATATTTTTATTGAAGAAAGATCATTAGTTAAATTATTAATTATTGAAACTGCGGTTGCAGTTATTCCATAACCAACTCCGTCTAAAGGAGTTGACAAAGTAACTATAGGATTGCAAGGATAACCATCTCCAGGGTCAGTAACAAAGATTGAAGTAATTCCACTTCTAGATGTTTCTATTGAACAAGTTGCAGCGGCTCCAGATCCACCACCTTCTGAAATTTTTATAGAAGGTGCTATTGTATATCCATATCCAGATCTTGTTAAAAGTATTTTTTCTAAAGAAGTTACACCACCTACAGTGGTTAAAATACCAACTCCAATAGCAGTTCCACCACTGACTGGTGAAGGTGAAAACGTTATTGTTGGTGTATAAGTAAATCCGCTTCCGTCATTGTTGAGAAATATTTCTCTAACATAACCAGTTCCAATCGTCGCAGAAGCTGTTGCAGTTTTGCCAATACCTATTAAATTTAATGTTGTAATAGAACCTTCGGAGAGATCATCAACCTCTTCAATGGTAGTATCAAGAACTTCATCCTCATATTCAAATAATTCACACTTCAATTCATAGACATAATTTTTTCCTAATTGATAAAAAGGTTGTTCATGCTCTACAAATTTAACTTCAAACAACCTTTTACCTAATGGAAAATAAATTAGATCTCCCTCTTTTGGTCTGTGTGCAACTTCTTCTGGAATTTCATTATCGACTTCTGCTATTAAAAATGGTGCAATAAAGTTTTCAAAAACTTCTTTGGAAATTACAAGAGATACCTCGTCTCTCAGTGACATTCCAAATTTAGTCATGATATCTCCTGCTCCACCATATCCCTCATAATTATTAACATAAGCTTCTATTAAAAAACTATCGTCAAATTTAGAAGACGTAATTTCTCTGAGTATGTTATCTCTCTTTACAAATTTTCTAGGTATGTAAGTTACTTCAACACCATAAATCTTTAATTGTTCATTTATTAAGTTTTGAACTAATCTTTGTTCAGATTTAGAACCTTGTATAAAAAATGGATTTAATGCCATTATCCTATAAAATCAAGAGCAGGTATTTCATATTCTAATGTCATTCTAGATTTAATATCTTCTAATTCTCTTTCTGCGTCTTCGTATATTTCTCTACCATTAAGTTCAATTCCACCTGGAAGTTTAACTCCCCTAAACTTAATTAAATTCTGTCCCCATTGTTTTTTAATAAGAGAGGTTAAATATTTCTTTAAAAAACTATCATTATATACTTTGGTAAAATCATTGGGGTCCAAGACTCTATAGCAATCTATAACCAAATAGGTATCTTTTTTCTGAGCTCCCCAATCAATGTCCAAATATAATCTATTTTGTCTTTTATTAAATCTTATTTGCTTATCTGTTTTGAGTAAAAAATCAATATCTTCAAGATATGATTTAACCATAGCATATTGTAAAAGTTCAACAGAATTAAAATAATATAAATCATTTAAAAATAACTGATATTTAATACTAAACATTCCACCAGAAATATCACTAGTATCAAATTTAAAAACTTTTTCTATTCCTATTACAGAATCGGGAACTTGAATAAAGTTAGAACTTTCATAAAAATTAAAGGAAGTAGCAACACCATTTATATTAGTTGTTGCTGTTGTTGTAGTTATACCAACACCAGATCCATTTGATATAGATCCTTTACCTCTAGTAATATCCTCTTCCGTAATTTTATATTTTAAATACATCTTTTCGACACCATCAAAATGACGCTCATTAAAATATTGTAGTGCGTCATCGACAAGATCATCTATTTGATCATCATCTACATTTATTTCCAATACTGGAGCACCTAAACGTCTAAGGCAATAATCAATTAATTCTTGTCTACTTGATGGTTTTGCCATTAATACAACCTATATCGTTTATATTGGTTTAACTATTACTATTTTTTTTCTTCTAATAGTTTTTTTAAATTTTCTAATTCTTTAGTTGCTAATAGTAACTTTGCTTCTAAAATAATATTTTCATTAATCAAAGAAGAAATCTTTTGATTGTAAATAGAAACTAAAGAACTAACATCAATTTCACTCGACATAAATTAAAAACCTCTAATAATTTATTAATATCTAAAATATATTTATACCTCTAACATTCCTAAAGAAGAAATTACTTCTTGTTGTTTAAGATAAAGTTTGCAATATAACTTTGCAAAATTTTTAAGATCATTTAAATCTAATTCATCTATCATTCTAACTTGTTTTTCATACTCAAAAAGTTTATCAATACTTTCAAGTTTTATTTCTTCTGGATTCATTGATAAATTCCTCTAATAAAGATTTTAAATAGTTTACATCGTCTTTTAATTTTTTTATGTCTTCCTTTTGACTTTTTCTTTCATTTTTTGTTTTAATGTATTGTTCATACTCAAAATTATCACAGTTTATAATTGCACCAGTATTTTCATCGCGGAATAAATTTTTATGTCCTTCTATTTGTAACATAATAATCAAACTAATGCAATTGCTCTAATATCTGCAAATCTTGGAGTATCAGATTCATTTGTACCACTCGCAACTATTTTAATTGAAAACGCATTAAATTCTTCTAAATCATTAGCAGTAAATTGATACTCTAAGAATTCATCAGAAACACTTGGTCTAACAAACATATCAGATAATCCGTCATTTAGAGATTGATTTACAACTTCATCTCCAATACCATCAACATTGGTATCTATCAAATTATTATACCCTGGGAACAATCTGTAAGATTGATCTATTTGATCAGAATCTGATTTAAACAATCTGTAAAGCACTCTAAAGTCACTACTTGAACTTCTATAAGCACTTAATATTACTTTTAAAGATGTCGCTGGTTTTTTCAAAGATATCTTCTTTGAAACATATGCAAATTGATGTGGATCAAATGTAATATCGTGTGTTGTAGAATCTGAAGCATAATTTTTAACCGGACTATTAATTCTATTTCTCAAAAGAACAAATGTTGAAGATTCGGAGGTATCTATTACGGGAGAAACATTAGGTGAAGTAGTTTCTAATCTAATGCCTAAAGTTAGAGATTTGCTATTTAAGAAAGAAGAACTTGAAAGTCTATTAACTTCATTCACTCTTGAGCATATCATTCTAGGAGAAGATAATTTATTTACTCTATTTAATTCAATACTTTCAAATCCTTGATCCAAGAAGGAAACTTCATTTCCAGAACAACTTGTTGCAGAAATTGTTCTCAATGTTGCAGAAACATTGGTATTTTCTGGATAAATTACGTTAAAATGTGGAACTATAGAATTAAATTGGTAATTTTGAGTAGATTGGCAATTAAATCCACCAAATGTTTTTTCTTCTATAAAACTTAATTGAGGTTTATCTGATCTAATAAATTCAATATGATATTTGTCTAAATCTTTAGAAGATTTCAATAATGAATCTGTTGGCATGTTGTGCTTAGTATTAATTCTAGTAAGAGAAATTCCATTTACCTCATATTTGTAAATTAAGTCATTGACCGCATGATCTCTAGTAATAGATTCATTTTCTCCTCTCTTATTGATTACTAAACTATTAACATTTATACCAGTATATGATATTATTTCATTGTTTATTAAAACATATCCAGGATTGGATACACTAACATTAGTGCCCTCAAAGTTAACAAAGTTTGCGGTATTTGCAACAGATATTGCTACACTACTTGATGATAAACTGGAAGTTAATAATATGGGAATAGTGTCTGGAAATACTCCATTAATGACAACAATATTGTTGTCAGAATGCATACCGTGATCATAATGTGTGACTTCAAATACATTTCCTGTATACAAATTGTTAGGAACGTATGTTTGTTTGCTAACTGTAGTTCCCGATAAAGAAACGTTTGTAGAACCGTTATAGTAAGAAATACTATTACCTTGAGTAAATTGTTCTCCTTGAACATTAGTCAAATACAAAGTATCAGCATTTATACTAGAAGATATTGTTACTGTTGCACCAGATCCTTTGTTAACTGAACTTGTGGTAATTCCAAGAAGATCTCCAGTAACATATCCAGAACCAGTATTTGCAATAGATATTGAGTTTAATTTTGAATCTACAAAAGTTACATTTGCAGTGGCTCCATTTCCTGATCCTGTTATTGAATATAATGGAACAGACGAAAAAGATCCATTTGAATAACCAATACCAGTATTTGTTGTCGTAACAACACCTATATTTCCGCCAATTTTTTCAATATATCCATAAGATGATCCTTCAATAATTTTTGTTCCAACAGAAATTACATTAGTAACATTAGAAGAAGTTATAATTCCTACTATAAGTTTTCTTGGTAAAGATCTTATGGGATTTTTTACTAACTTTTGAATATTTGAATCATATCTACCATAAGTAGTCCCGATAGACAAAGTAGGATTATGGAAATATACTGTTCCAGAATTGGATACAAATTGTGCTTTATATAATTTAAAAGTCAAATCTTCAGACAAACTTGACAACCATATGGATCCATTCTGTGGTTTGTAGAGATTTCCTCCAGTATAATTATTTGAATATATCTTTTGCAGAGCAAAAGGTAATAGTGCTGTGTCTACAGTTGGTTTATTCGTTTCTGCAGTCCAAAGTTTATATTTTGAAGAAGTTGGACAAAGAATTGATAAAGAATACTGTTTATTTGGTTGAAGATATAATGGAGATTTAAACTTTACATTAGTTGGAACTGAACCATCTGCAGAAATTGCTACCTGTGATGGTAAAACTTCAGTTCTAGCAAAATCCTGAATTATTTTATCTTTTGGAGTTCCTCCAATATCACATTCTCTAACTTCAATGAATATTTTTTCAGTAGAGTCTTTATCTGAGAAGAAAAGATCAACACTTGTTAAAAATCCACCTTCATTATCAGTTCTAAATGTTTGAGAAAGAGGATCTCTTCTTAGAGCATTTAATGGTAAAGAAGGAGGTGACTTTCTAACTACAACACTTTCTGAATAAGTAGATTGATTGGAAATTCCAGATGCATAGAATGTAGTTTCAGTATAACTGACTGATAAAGAACTGGAATTTGTTGAGCTTGAAGATAATTTAAATGTTTTAGATCCTTTTGTGAAAAGTAATGGAGGAGTGGGATTACTTAATGGATTTCTAATATAAAAACAACCTATTAGATCACCAACACTATCTGAAATTAAAGATTGTGTAATTACTGTTGCTTGTGCTCCACTTGTTTTTCCAACTAATACCATTCCACTGGGTGTATATCCAAAATATCTACCTGCAGAATCATCAGCAAGAGATTTAGTATCAATATTTAAAATTGTAGAAGAGAAAGAATAACTTGTAAAACTTGCAGAGGGACTATATGGATTTTCCAAATAAGACTCTGAAGCAGAGTTATATGCTCCAAATTTATGGGTTTGTGAAGCAAGTCTAAGTGAACAAACTAACTCGTTTCCAATATAACCATTAACATCTTCACCTGTTTGGAAAACACCAGAAGACATAGAAATCTGTAATAATTTAGGAATTATATCTATGTTTCCATTTCCATCAAAAAATCCATAATATTGTGTAGAAGGTTGTAAACCACTTGCAAAGAATTCTACATTTCTAGATCTCATGTAATTTGAATGAGATTCTGCTGTAGTAAGATTTGAAATATAACTATTTTTCCAATCTCCTTCTGTTCTAGAAACAACTCCACTTTCAGTTAAAACAGTTCTAACCCAAGTATCTGAGGAAGGATATAATTTCAAGTAACCATTATAATTAACAACAGAAAATGGATTCACAAACTCGTCTTTTGTTGCGAGATTTTGAGAAACGTTTGTCCATTCAACTTCTGAATAATTCAGAGTAATTAAATCACCTGTTTTTTTAACATTAATATCTGATAAAGGTAAATTTGTAGAAAAATCTGCTGTTTCTATATTTACTGTTGAAGAAGGAGAAATTTCAGATTTTAAAGAATATAAACCAATATTTGATTCCAATTCTTGAGATTCTAAGTTAATTGAAAATTTAGAATTTGAATCGTCTATAAAACTTGTATTTTTAAAACCATCTGCAAAAAATCCACATTTAAATCTAGAAAATCCATCAGAATCTTTTATTTCTAAAGATTTTGTATCTACTTCCAATAGAGACAAAGCAGATAAAGTTTCTAAATTTTCTATTCTTTGTTCTAATTTTCCGATATCTCTCATAGTATAACGCTTATTGTCAACTAACTTAACTCTAGCGTCAGAAGGATTAAATAAATATGCTGGAAGGTCAATTACTGCCACGTCCATTGCTTCATCAATAGAAGAAGGTTCTTTTGGTTTTGAAGAAGAAACTCCTCTTATTAAAGAAAAATTGCCATTTTTATTTAATACAAGTTTATCTATTCTTGGTAAGTAATAATAATATCCAATATTTGAACTTTCATTTGGAGAAATAACTATTGAAGGATTTAATCCGGAAATGGAAAAATTTCTAGAAGAAAAAGCAAATGGGGAAGAAGAAGAGCTTAAAAATCTAGAAACTCTTGGTCTAAAATCAATTACATCAGTTAATCTAGTATTACCATTTAAAATAGGAATATCTTTTGTATATCTTTCTTTACCATAACTCTGTACAGTATAAACATCACCAGAATCATTTGTTGGAACATCATAGTAATCATAAATTATTAATAATTTTCTAGATGGAATATTAAAATCATTTTTTCTAATTATTCTGGAATAATCATAATATTGATTTCTCTGCCCCTTATCAATAGTATAATCTTGAGTTCTATCTAAATAATTTCCGATACTAACAAACTGTATAGATCCAGAAATATTTGATTCTTGGAAGTTAACTGTCTCCCCAATAATAAATTTGTTAGTATTTAAATAAACAAATTCAACTTCGGTTGAAGAATATCTAGTAACAATTTGCCCAACTGCACCACTTGTAGATCCAATAATTTTTTCTCCAAGAATAGAAGCACTGTCTAAATTTAATCCACTACTAAAAGATAATTTATCTAATATTGGAGATGAACTATTTAAGGATTCATAAACAGCAATTACTTTAACTACATCTGGTATATTTAAAGATATTTCTTTATCATCAACTCTTAACCCATAATATTTACTAGTACTTAACCCGGAAATTGAAGTAGAAATTCCTGTTGATATTTTATCTACTTCTATTTTTTCACTTCTAATATATATTTTTTGTTTGCTACTAATAGAATTTTTTTGAACCGTAGTATTAATTATTAAATTATTTTGACTTGGTTTTAATCCAGAAATTGCTAATAATGTCGAACCACCGTCTAAGGTTATATTACTACTATTTAATTTTTCTACAGATCCGTCTTCATAAAAAATTGAGTATCTTTCTGAATCGTATGATTCGTAAAATGCACTACTAAGACCAACATCTGAAATATTTAAATTTAAAAATCCTAAACTAGTTGTAGATTTTCCTGTTATTTGTTTAGTAAGTTTTATATTTGCATTAGATAAATTAACATCAGAAATATTTTTATTACCTAAAGGTGCATACAATGAAGATTTTTCTGGTTCTAAAATAGTTGGATCACCAAATGAAAAAGGTGCATTAGTTATTGAAGTTGGCAAACCTCCGTCACAAACTTTATTTACCGTGCTTACACCAGCAAGAGTTAAATATAAACCGTCAGAAGAAACTGATACAACTCTATTATAAGTCTCTGTTAAAAATCCAACTCTTTGATATCTTAGTATAGTGTCACTCTTTACTCCAACAAAATTTCTACCTGCACATGATCCTATTCCAGAAGCAGATATTTGAATTTGATCGGTTATATTGAAATTAGAACCAATTTTTCTTTGTAATACAGTGTCTGCTACAAATGATGTACTTAGACCGGTGATATTTTTATTTTGATATACTGATTTAATATCTTGCGCCGAATATGCTACAACCTTAGAAACAGTTCTTGAAGGTAAAATACTTCCATTAATTGATATTTGTTCTCCAACTGAAAATGATCCAGATGTCTGACTAATTGTTAATTCAAATCCGTTAGGAGAACCTACAACATATCCAGAAGCACCACTACTTAGACCCTTAATATATGAAGTTTCTGGAGAATCTGTTGAACTTACAGTTTGATTAAGAGTTAGTACTGAATAAGTTTGTATATCAAATAAATATAAATTCCATTCTGTAGATTCATTTGAATATGGAGAATCTGAAAGTGAAAAGGAATAAATTCTAGCGTTTCCTATTGTTGTGCCAGAACCAACAGTAGTCGATGATTTTCTTTGATTTTGTAAATTGACATAATAATTATTATCTAATCCTACTAATGGCGATCCAGATACATTATTCACTTTAAGTAAATTTCCCATTTCAAAAGGAATTCCAAAAGATCTTACAAATTCAGTATCTCTTGGTTTTTCAACGTCAATAATAGAAGTCCCTGATTTATCAATATCAAATCCTTTTACATAAGCTTTCCCTGGGGAAACTTTAACGCACAGTAAATTATCATCTGGAGTATTTCCTTGCTCAGTTTTCTGATTACTAAAAAATAATCCACTTGAAGAAACTCTGTCATTTAGAGAGTCATTAATTTCAATATCAAAAGGAATTAAAGAATAATCTCCAGATTCTTCATAAGTTCTTTTGGATATGTATTCCTTTACTAAAGAATATGTGTTGGTATCTTGTATTTTTTTAACTTCGCCATTACTAACTCTTAAAATTTCAACAAAGTCTCTATCTTCATAATCAGTTAAAGATTTTTTATTTAAAATAGCAGATATTTTTAGTCTATCTGATCCTGGGGCTGAAAAGTTAGCAAATCCTCTTGCGTTATCATACAAACTATTATCAGATTGAGAATCTACTATTTCTTCAATTACTTCTAATCCAATCCTATATGAAGGTACATTAGTATATTGATCTAAAATTAATGTATGATCATTTATATTTACAAAAGTTCCTCTTATATAATAAACACCCTTTGAAATTGAAACTGCAGATCCAGTAGAGGTTGCATTGGAACTAATTAAACTTGCTATTGTTTGACCAGAAACAATGCTTGTATTTCCATAATTAAATGTTTCCTGAGTTATTAAAGTTTCACCGTCTAAAAATGATCCAATCTCAAATGAAGAATTTGAAGTTAAATATTTAACATATAATGTGTAATATCCTTGCTCTGATTCTGTACTTAATAAAATATTTTTAACAATTGCAGTTATACCAGAACTTTGACCAGATATTTTTTTTCCTACTAGTTCATTAATATATAATCCCAAGTCTAATCCTAAATGTTTAGAATTAAGCTTAACAGCATAATATTCTGAGTCATAAGAAATATTTCCTGGTATAACAACTGACCCATCTTTAAAAATATGGTCTGCAAAAGAAGAAATCTGGTCTTGAAGTAAAGACTGTAATGTGGTCAGTTCTCTTGACTGAATTGGAAATCCTGGTTTAAAAAGAACTCGATAATAATTTTTATTTTCATCAAAATCGTCATAATATGGTGAAACGTTTAAGTTTGTTTTTTGGGTCATTTTTAGAATTCCAGGATGATTTTAATATCTTCTTTTTGTCTTGGGTTCCTAGAGACTACGGGCCTATTATCAATATAGATAATTTGTCCTGTTGATTTATTTATCTCCGGAAAAGATATTCCATTTGTAAAATTAGTTGCTAAATTTACTCTTCTAGTTAACGATACTGTAGTTGTAATTCCGGTAAAAGAAGAATCAATAGATCCACTAAAATTATTATCGGATACTATAGTTCCGGCAGAAGATGAAAAGTTTATCTTAGTTGCCTCAATAGAGACTATTCTAGAATCTTTTTGATCATACGAAGTAGCATTATAAAAAAGAGATCTATCAGTAAAATACTTTAAAACTTTTGTTTCTGTATCATATGAAGCTATATATCCAACAGCAGTTCCAACACCACTTATAGTTTGATATATTTTATTACCAGGTATCGCGTCTTCTGGATTAGACACGGTTGACATTTTGAGAGAATACAATCCAGAAAATTGATTTTCTAAAAATATTGATGAAGAAGATCCAACACGACAAGGATTTTTAATTATTCCAATTTGAGAGAATTTTGTATCTATTGGAAAATCTTTAGTTGAATCATCAAAACGAGCATAAACTAAAACTCTATCAGTGCCCAATTCAGTGTATATATCACTACCATGTCCTTTTTCTGGAGGAATAATGGGAATTAATTTTGCAAAAGAAGTTGCACCCGAATTAATAGAGGACAAATCGACTCTACCATAAGAATAACCTTTTCCACCAGATGATACTGTTGTATTTGTTATCTTTCCACCAACAACGTCAACAATAACTTTTGCACCACTTCCATCACCAATAATATCCAATTCCGCGTCAGTAGTATTATATCCAGACCCTTGATTTGCAATATAAACTGTTTTTATTTGATTTTCATTTACATCAGAATTGCCATTTTCTCTTATTGCTTGTATTTGAGAATCATTAGTTGTTAACCAATCATTTGGAACCGGAATATATTCAATAGAATCAAATTTTATTATATCACTAGGAGAAACTGTAAAAAGATATTTCCACACATAACCATCTCCACTTTCTCCTGCTCTAGAAGGTTCCAAATCAATAAAAGTGGGTTCATCTTGAGAAAAATTCCCCAAAGTATTTGCTGCGCTAGAACCATTACTAATGCAAAGATAAACCCTATAATCACTATTAATTACATAATAATTTGAATCATATAATCTTGTAGAATTAGTTTGAGGTGAAGTATTTGTGATACTGTAGTCATGTCTATACATTTCATAAATTGTACCTTGTTTCCAATCAACTCTTCTTATCAATCTTCTAATATCATTTGGCGATACTTTTTTACCAAATATAATAGTATCTTTTGTGTGACTTAAATAATCTTGATTATCAGTAGGATTAGGTACATTATCGTTCCATTCATCAGATCTACCAAATCCTACAGCTGTTGGGTTAGGTAAACTTAAAAATACATAATAAGAGTTATTAGGATTTTGTACAGATTCTACAAAATTACTAGCATTTAAAATTCTAAATTGGTCTGTTACAATTGCCGACATTTTATATTGTTAGCTTTTTTCTATATTTATACTCAATATCATATAGTATCTTTAGGAAATTCTTTTATTAAAGATCCATTGTCTCTCAATCCATACTTTCTTCTTTGTATTGTTGGAAAAGTTGTTAGTCCGGAATTGATAGTATATCCAGTAATACCAATTGAAATTGGATCTGTAGAAGATCTAGTAAATCCACTTAGTCTTCCCCAAGAAAATCTACCAACATTATTTGTACTAAATGTACTTATTCCAACATGATTTGTAGTTGATAAAATATTACTTGTAATTACCCCCTCCAAATTGTTTACTGAAATATTATGAACGTAGTAGATATTATCTACAAAAGTTGTTCCAATTCCAACCACACTTGAATTATTATTGTCTATGGAAGTAATTCCATTTCCAACTGTAGTATCAAAAACAATTATTGGATATCCAACTAATAAACTACTAGTAACACTATCAGGATCAAATTTTACTTGAAAATTAATAGCTAATGGATTTCCGTTTGTACCAACACTAGTTGTAATTCCAGTTATAATTCCCGCAAATCCCTCAACAAATTGAACATTTTCAATTACTTCACTAATTGTTGGGGGTGAAGGTATAATAATTGAAGGTGCAAAAGTATATCCAAATCCAGGATTTATTATAGTTATTGGAGTTGTTAAAGTTCCAGCTGCTGACACTGTTACTGTAGCAGTTGCTGTAGTTCCTATTCCAACTCCAATTCTTTTTGGATTAGCGAATTTTAGTGTAACTGTATTACCAGTATACCCACTTCCAGCGTCTTCAATTGACAGAGAATTAATCATTGTGTTGCTGTTAACAGTAGCAGTAACTTTACCTTCTGAAAAATTAGAATGAGGTAAAACTATAGCAGAAAACTTTTGTATTTCTACCGTAGATTCATTTTCTTCATAATTAAATAATGTTGCGTCATCAACAAAAATACTAATATCTGTTGTGATTAAATCTTTTATTACTTTTGCACTTGGAAATACCATTGTTTCCAAGGAATCTCTAGATTTATATTCAAAATTTTCACTTATGATTAAATCTCTTTTTTGTTTTGACCAATCAACTGGTTTAAAATTGTTTTCATCGATACCGTCACCAAGATAAATCCCGGTTTCAACCACATCAGCTGATTGTATTAATGATACAATACGTTCTTCTTGTGGTATTGTACCTAGAATATCATTATTTTTGTTTATTTTAAGAGTATCACCTACTTTTATAGTTTCATTTACATTAATAACATCACTATCTACTCCTCTAGTTCCTCTGTAGAAGAAAATAGCTACATTATCTTCTTCTTTTGGTGGTTCTTTAAATCTAAAGGTTGTTCCCCCATCAAAAGTATAGGATACTTTTGGTTCTTGCATTACTCCATTTATAAAAATTAATAATACAGTATCAAAATCTATTTGAGATGACTCAATATCTAATCTATTTTTTTCAAAACTTAATAGTTGATTATTTCTAAAAAGTGGGAATCTAGTTCTAGATCCATCTTGTAAATTTTTAATGTTGTCAATATAATCAAATTCACCCATTTTCCAAGAAGCAAAAGAATCAGTAAACACATCTGTTACAGTAAATCTTAGAGGTTCTATTGGAGAATTCAATCTAGAATCTGTTACTAATCCAACAACTTCAAAAACATCTCCAAGTCTAAAGGAATATCCTGGTTTTGAAACTTTAAAGGACTTAACCTCAAAATAACTAGTTCCTATTCCTACAGTATTACTAGGACCAATATCAATTGTCATTGATAATCCTATTCCAGTACTAGTTGTATTTCCAGTTGATACTCTAGATACTCCAATAACAGGTAAATCCACATAAGAAGGATCATCAACAATAAATTGAGGACTTGAATATCCATTTCCACCGGAAACAACATTAAAGATTAAAGTTCCTCCTGCACCAACGGAAGCTGTTACATTTGCTCCATTTCCTGTTGAATCTGTAACTCCTATGGATACGTTTCCTCTATATCCAGATCCAAAGGATCCAGAAGTTCCTATTCCAATAGAAACAATTGATCCAGAATTCAATATAGCAGTAACATAAGCACCAACAAGAGGAGCATATCCTAGTCCTCCAGTTGATCCAAGAGAAACAATAATTCCACCTCTTGGAAGTTGATTTTGATTTACATCATAATCGGAAACTAAAATATCATAAGGAGGAGTTGAATTTCTAATTGAACTAAAGGTAATACTTGTTATTCCCGTCGTTTCTATAAAAGTATAATTATTGCCTGCATTATTCTCAGTATCTGGAGTTTGGAAAACATCATTGATGAAAACTAAACCACTTCCAGGTTCTATACCTGAAGTTGTTTGCCCATCTTTTTTCATAGTAAATGTTCTTCCAATACCATTAAATTCTGTAGATATATCATCATAAATTTTATTAGTTGTATAATCTTGTCTTAAATATACTCTTCCATTAAATGTAGATTTGGGTAAAAATAGAGAACTTGCGTCTAATCTATCATTATTCCCCTTTCCGTCAGGAGCTTCTGTAAACCATATTTTATTACCAGAAATATTGTAAGATCCCTTGTAAATTCTTCCTGATATACCGTCAGAATGACTTGTGGCTGCTGTACCAACCCATCCACGTCTAACTTCAATAACTGGAACTGTTCCTATTCCAGTTATTGGACCAAGACCATTATTTTCTGTTGCCAATCCAACATTAACTATGTACAAAAATTCATCTTCTAACTTGAATAGATCCCTAGGTGATATTGAAGAAATTCCTGATAGTGAAATAAAACTAACACCAGATCCTATAGATCCTCCATTATTTACAATTGAAAATTCTAACGGAGTATAAATTAATGGATACTGGTTTACACCATCTACAGTTATTAAGCACTTTTCTAATTTTTTCTTCATTTCTAATTTATGAATATTTCCAGATCCAATATTTCTGAAAGTAAATCCAACACCAGTCTCACCCAAAGTACCAGTTAATTTGAAAGTATCTTTACTCAATTTAATAGCATAAACTTTTTCTGGACAAATATCCGTTACTATTCCAGAAACATAATTTTGTCTAATAGTTGTGGCAGTTGCAACATTAGATAAAGTAAGAGATACATTAATATCAGTGGAATAGTACAATCTATCATCTCCACCAGTTATGGTAGTAGAAGATGTTATTGAATTAATTCCAATTGATACTATATTTCCTAATGAAGTATTATTTCCAGAGTAAATTCCAGAACCAACTTTTAATAACGTAGTATTACCAATTCCTGTTATTATCGAAGATCCAGAAGAAACTACATTACCAATAAAATAACTATAAGTTCTTCCTATTCCAATTATTTGAGTGTTATATGGAATAGATGGTCCAGAAATTATAGTTCCATTTGTGCTTATGCCAGTTGAAGATCCAACTCCCGTTATAGTTGCAAATCCAACAATCATATCTCCAATTACAGAAACACCACTAACTAATGTTGATCCTATTCCAACTGATTGTGCAGGAACACCTGTTAATGTAGAAGTTGGAGTGTATATTAATTCTTCTCCAGTTTGGAAGAAGTGATTATTAATTGTAAATACACCAGTTTCGAGATTTAAAACATTTGAATTTTTTGGATTAAATGTTTTTTCGAAAATTGGAATTCTTTCATAATTTAAATCAAAATCTAATCTATCCTTTCCAAATTCATTTAGTGAACCATAGAATGAAATATTAAATGATTCTTTCGCTGTACCATAAGTCAGATCTTCTGGAATATTAAATTCATCGATCTCATAATACATAAAATTATTAAATGTTTGAATAGTGTACTGCGAAGTAGCATATTTCAAATCTGGATAAAATGATACCTTTACAATACTACCGTCTAATACTGCACCAAATGTTCCAATTCCTGAAGTGCTACCAACAGATACAAATGGGTATTGTTGAATGTTAACGCGATTAAGATCAGATACTACTAAAACTTGCTGCAGAGAAGTTACAGTGGTTCCTATACCAATCTTAACGAGAGATTTAACACTAGATTCAATTTCAGAGTTATACGATATAAACGTGGTTATTCCGGAACCATTGTAATATTTTGACTCTAATCTAGAAGTTTTTTCTGATCCCTCAAGTTGATCGTCTACTAAAAATGTGTATGTTCCTATTCCAGCAGAAGTACTTCCAAATCCAACTACTTTTGCTTTTATTAAAGCATTTGATACGCTATTATTTTTTGTGAATCCTAATTTGATAATTCCACTTTCTACAGATAATCCAAATGTTCCTATAAATCCTTGCGATAAACCTCCAATTGAAGGATAAGTATCAAAATAAAATTCAGATATGTAACTATTTTCGCCATCATAAAAACCAACAACTTCAAAATAATTCATATCATAAGTATCTTCATTCATAACAAAAATATTAGAGTAAATTGTATTATATGAAGAAGATAATGCTCTAAAAACGTCAGTTTTTATTCCTGTTAATGGTGTTAATCTTTCAGTTTTTGATGATAATCTAACAAATCCTATTTCAGTAAAACCTACTCCAATATTGAATGGGTTTGGAGAAAAACTTTCTCTGAAAATTTTAATATTATAATTTGTCGTGTATGGATCTGCTGGTGTAAATCTTAAAACAGGATCTCCTGGATCTCCGAAATCTCCAGTAAAATCTCCTAATTTTTCTAAAGTATATAAATCTGATTTATTAAGTGTAAATGTATTATCGAAATTATTAAGAATAACTATCTCACTTATTTGGTAACTTGTTTTATCCTCATCGTGAACTTGGACTAAAAACTTAGAATAGAAATCAGTAATAGGATATTCAAAAGCTTCAACAAAATCATCTCTATTAAATTCTTGGCTAGAAAATCTTCCACTAATATCATCAATTTGTAAAACTCTATTGGATCTACACTCAATGTAGTCTGCTAATTTTTTACTTCTAAATTTTATATAATTTGAATAGTTTTCAGAAGGTTCATAGTCAACTACCAAATCAAAATTTCTAATTGTATCTACTCTTTCTTCAGATATAAAATCAAGAACTTGTAAAAGATTTTGAGTTGCCGCAATTGAAACATTACTGTTCGAAAATATATCCATATCAGCAAAATTTTTCATTCCAACTGGATGAACTATTCTACTTACAGGATCTTTTGATTCCTCATAAGATATTGGACTTTTAATAGTATAAGAAAGTGACTGGTAATAATCACTATTTTGTATTACTTGAGTTTCATTGTTTAATTTTCCAATGTCATTTTTCCAATCAAAATTTCTCTTATTTGAATAATCTACATTAAAATATCTTTCAAATAAATTTATAGAACTAACTGTTGCTGCATTTCCAGAGAATTGACCATATATGGTGTCTTCAGCAGAAATTGGATAGTCGCCAGTTACTTTAATAATATCATAATTTTTTGATTTTACGATTAGATCTGTTTCATTTCCATTAACTAATAATTTTTCATTTTCATAAAACTCTCCTAAAACTGTTGTTATTTTAAATATAGGATAATTCTTTTGATTTACAATTGAATTAAAAGTATTTTGTATTTCTACAGGAACACCAGCGTTATTAGTAAAGTCACTTATACTATATTTCAATACTGCTGGATTTGAATTTATAAATTCTATTACTTTAAAAAAGTTGTATCCATGATCTTGAGAGTTAAATCCATTTCCTGGAGATGAGCTAATTCCAATTTCATTAGTGAATGTTTGTTTTCTTAAACCTTCTACAAATATATTATCACCAGATTCAAAAGGTGGCGTTAAAAATCCATCGATAGCTGGTGTTAATAGTTCACATTCTACAATTCCATTTGTATATGAAAGAATTCTAGAAACTTGAACTCCATTGCTATTATTAATCGTGAAGATAGTATGATCTACCGATTGAAGACCTAAAGGTTCTTCAATAACTTCAACCGATACAACAGAACTGCTTTTTACAACTGGTTTTAATAAACCACTATTTACTTTTTTTCTAGTATAGTTATTTACAATTTCTAAAATAGGAGCAGATAAGAAATTTCTTCCTCCGTCTAAAACAGAAACTGAAGTTATTTTATCTGTATTGTTTAACTGCAAAACCTTTGGAACTTCTGCTTTAGGTCTTAATGTCTTATCAGATGAATATTCAAAACCTTCGTTAATAATTCTAAGATCATTTATTTTTCCTATGGATGTTGATTTTGATTTTATAATAGCATTTTTACCAGAAGATAGAGTAGAAATTCCTGTAAATGCTGGAAGACTACGATATCCAAATCCACCAGAAATTATTGATATTTTATCTATTGGACCAACATCAGAATTGGAATTTGTGGTATATGATAAATCAAAACACTCCGATTTTAAATAAGATAGTTTTTCTGGAATATTTTTCAAAGTAATATTAAAAGTTGTAGATCCTATTCCATAAACGTTGTATGATCCATTATAAAAACTATTATCATATAAAATTTCCGAATAATTATTAACTTCGTTGTCCTGAGAAATTAATGTACCATTTTTTTCAATTGAATAATACAACTTAGTTGGTATTTCGTCATTATAAGATAATTTAATATTTGATTCACTTAAGATTGTTCCTATTCCAATTATTCCCGTCTTTTCAATTAAAAATGTCTCCGTTTTGCCTATAGAAATAAATTGATTACTTAAAGTTTTATCATAAAATACTTTTAAATCGCAATTAAGTAAACTAGAATCTGTGGTATCAAAAATTAGATTATTATTTCTAAAGAAAGTTATTTGTGGATTTATTAATGCTATTTCTTGTTTACTTCCTCCTGTGCTAGCAATACTTACTATATTTGGAGGATTAGAAATTGAGTCCACATAAGTATCACATAAACTAATTGAGTTATCATTATTTCTAAGTACAAAATATCCACCACTCGATAATCCACTACAAACTAAATCTTGAGAGGTATATAAAATTTTATCTCCCGTTTTTAAATTATGTTGTGATATTTCAAATGAATTCGTATTAATGTTTACAACAGTAGAAGTAAAACCAATAGGATTAACTAATAATTTATCATATACTTGATTGTACTTTAATTTTACACTTAAAGAAGTTCCAATACCAACGGATGTGTTTGGTTTTACTGTTAATTGAATATTATCCCCATAAGATAAACTATGATAAGTTGATAATGAAACTTTTGTTTCAACTTTTTTAATAGTTCCTGTAATTTGGCTAAAATCTGATTCTAATTTATATTGATAATTATCAGATCCATTATTTGTAAAATATAATCCATTTGTTGAAGAAGTAAGTCCAACTTGAGTAACTATTCCAATAAAATCTTTAGATTTATTAATTATATAAACATATTGACTACTTCCACTTAAAGGTAAACTAAATGTGGAACTTGACGGAGTATTTTTAACTACTAATGCTGTAGATGAAGAAGGTATTGAAAGTAATACTCTTTGATTATCCTTAAATGGATGATTTGGAACGTATATATTTTGATTAGGTACTGATATTATTTTATTAGAATTTCCTATTGGGAAAGTAACAGTTGTATTTTTTCCTATTTCTGTGCCCAAACCTACAGAAATATTAGGATTGAAATATACAATATCATTGACTTTTGAATTAAAATATGGAGTTTTTGTAGTTACTTCAAAAGTATTTGAGTAATGAGTAACCATAGAACCTTCAGAATGTCCAGCAGACACTCCTCTACGAACTCGTAAAACATTTTCTGGATTAAAAATATTAAGAACAGAAAAAGTTTCTGTTCCTACACCAATGGTACTCCCTATACTTAATTGTGGTATTGGGGAAGATAATTTTATATCTGTAATAATTCCAGAAGTTGCATTTTGCGAAATTGAACTTGCTAAACTTGTTACGATAGAAGAAACTCCAACTATCTTAAACCCGTTTAAATTTTTAATATAAGTAGATAATCCAGATACTTCTACATTATCTCCATTTATTAAATTATGATATGGTTTTACTGTTACTAAAACATTATTTTCGTCTAACCAAGAAAATACAACATTTTCATATTTTTGGTATGTTGTTTGTAAATCGTATATTTCTTTTCCTTTAATACTTTTAACAATGGCAGAAGATCCTCCTCCACCAGACCTACTTGTATCAAAGGTAATATTTTCATTTACTTTGTAATTTTCGCCAGAATTTTTTATCTCTATTTCTTCAATTTTTCCCGTAGTAGTAGAATTTACAATTGAAATTTGATTTGTCGTATCATTCGCTTCATCTATAAAATCATTACCAGAATTTGATTCATTTAATCTATATGGAAAAGTATTTCTTACCAATTTTGTAGAATTAAAATCAAAAGATTGGTCTAATATGCTTGTATTTTCCAAACTTGATCTATATGAATTTCCTATAAAATATGGGAATTTGGGAACTAAAGTATTAGTAGTAAAATCTGTAGTTAATCCTACATAATAAGCATAAATTCCTTGTGGAAATTCCGGAGTCTTTGCAAATCTTCCATTATGAATATCTAGATCACCACCATTATTAAATCTATAATCTTCTACAAAAAATCCTCCTTCAAATTCATTAACAGAAGGTCTACTATTTACTGAATTTACATCCAAAATATATCCAGTTTCTAATCTTTTTATTTGTGAATTATTATCATTGGGATCAGAAAATCCAAATGGTCCATAAATTGGATTTCCGTCATATGCCCAACCAATGATTCTAGAATGATTTGTATCTGGGTCTGGATCTATAAAAGAATTACCTTGAGTTATTGAGGAATATCCAACTATGCCATATGATAAGTTATTATTAAATTCTTGTAGCATTTCATTGGAAAATCTGCTAAAGTTATTAACAGATAAAGGTTTTACAAAAGAATCTATGATAGCATTTCTTCCTGCAGAAATTACCACTATAGAAGTATTCTTTTTATCATAATTTATTCCCTGGTTAATAATTATAACTTTAACTATCGATCCATTTGAAATAACGGCTCTTAACTTTGCACCAATACCATTTCCTTTTATAACTAAATCTGGAACAGAATAATATCCTTTGCCCCCATTTTGTAGTTCAACGCCAATGATTTTTCCTTTACTTACAATTGGTTTTATCTGGGCATTAGTACCATTTACTACAGATACCTTTGGTTTTTTGTGGAAATTTAAAATTTTTGATCCGTATTGTGATCCGCTATCATATAGATAACAATCAGTTAATTTTCCACGAACTACTGGTGTTGCAGTTATTGTGCCTATGAACCCAGCATATTCAACATTTAATGATAATTTAATTTTTGGATATGAGAATATTTGATATCCTGATCCGATGCTTTCAAATTTTACATATTTTTTTCTTAAGTAATCAGTTTTTGCAGCACCAACTCCAACATATCCAGCATCAGAAACTCTAAATGAATTATTATCAACCTTTAAAATATAATACTGTTTTTCTGTACTTAGACCTGAAATAGGTGTTTCTGTTGATTGATATTCAACCAAATCACCATCTTTAAAGTTGTGATTGAAGAAGGTTATGGTATGATTGATAGTTGAAATTCCAGAATAATTAACTTTCAGGGATCTATTTTCATATCCAATACCTTCATTAATAACTTTGACTTCCTTTAATACAGTTTTTCCTTCTAAAAGTCTAAATTTGTGTGTTCCTCCGGTATTAATTGTAGTAAATCCTACAGTATTAATACCAGTATTTAAATCTGAAATAGTTTGATATAATTTTATTGCTCTGGTATTAATTATTTCGGGATAATAAGTTTCACCATTAAGTAAATATAAATTTTGATTTGTATTTGATCCACCAAAAGATCCTATTCCAATAGAGTTATTTCCATTATTACTGTAAACAATTGGAGTCCCAGTTTTTAAATTATGACTTTTTAAAAATGTAATAGTATCATTATCTATGCTTATTCCACCACCAAGGGTTGATACTTGCCCATTAAATTCAATTTCCCTAAAAGTTTTTTCTAAAACAGGTTCTAATACGGATCCTGTACCATTCCCACCCAAAACATTTATAGAGACAACTCTTACCAAATCCACTTCATTAGGATCTACTATCACTTCCTTTATAGATCCACTGATAACAGCATCTGCATATGCAGTAGATCCTATCCCAACTCCCGGAGAAGAAATGCTAATTTTTGGTGGATTTATTACATCATAGTCTGTTCCAGAATTATAAATTTTTAATTCTTGTAATGGACCAAAATAAATTTTGTCGTTTGATTTATAATTTACAATGTCCACGCCATTTATTAAAATACCAGTAGATCCAACTGGTGTAGAAATATTAGTTCCGGATTCTATGTTTTGTTGTAATGGTAGTTTTATAAAATGTTTTTTAGGTTCAATAACTTTTCCATATTGATATTCTAATGTAAATGTGTGTGTTCCACTGTAATCTTCAATTAGTTCAAATTTAATATAATTATTAGTTCCTATAAAAGATCTTGAATTGTAAAGACGTATTTTATTTTTTGAGGTTCCATCAACTAAAACTTGAACATAGTAAGTTCTACCGAATGTTAAATTGTTTAATGGATTTTTAGATCCAGAATAAACAACAGCATCACCATCAATAAATGAAACATTTTCAGAAAAAGATATAATTGAGTATGTTAAATCTCCCTCATCATATCCTTGGAATATATTAGTTAAATTTGAAGAGGGAGTTATGTTTATAGAAGAACGTAAATAATTAATTCCTATCGAATAATCTGGTAGAGAATTTGCGGCAACACCAATATAATTATTTTCTTCAATGTAAGTATTTTGTATATTAGAAGTTATGTTAGAATACTTTAACGGTACACCAGAACTAAAAGCATATCTTAATTTTCTTCTAAGACTTAATTCCCTGGTTAAATTGATACCAGTAATACTTAAGTTTAATATTACTCTTTTCAAATTAATACTCAAAACTGTAGCACTACTTAAAATTATGCCCTCAGAATTTCTATCTAAAATATCTACTATATCTCCAATCTTTAAACTTGACTTATCTGGAATTTCAAATAAATCTATCGTATTATTAGAAAAAGACTCAATTTCATATCTAGAAGAAGTATTATAAATCCAAGAATTAAATACTTCTTCTTTATAAGTTTTTGATCCAGTTGGATTTTTTATTTTTTCACCAATACTTTTTATTTGAATAGTATCTCCTTTAGAAAAAAGAAATGCGTCTTCTTTACCTTCTAGATCAGAAAGTACACCTGTCACTCTTAATTCTACTTTTTTATTTAAATCTCCATTTTCATAACCGTATATTGTATCATTAGACCTAATTTCATCTGCTGAACCTATTGTTTCTGTAATTCCGGAGCAACCAAAAAATTGATTAATAGATTTATCTGAATATGTAATTACATTGTCACCACAATATAAAACTCCAGATTCTGGGAATCCAATTGTTGAATCAACTGTAATACTAGAAGAACCAATTGAAACTGAATCAATTACTTTTGTTTTTCCTGTTATATTGAATTGACCTTCTATTGCAGTCTTATCATTGTAACCTGCAAATAGTTGAATTTTATAATAAACTTTATTATTTCTAGTTATTAGTTCAACTTCGGAAACAGGTCCAGAAGCAGAATCATCATATCTATTAATTGTTTGACCTACCAGTTTATTTGGATCTCCGGAAATTCTTTCAGTTACTAGAATTTCTCTTCTTATAAACTCACTAGAAGAAGGTTTTATTAGAAAATCTTCCAGATTAATAACTTTTGGATTTACGCCATATAAGACATTAAAAAGTATTCTAAAAGATTCATCAGTTCCTTTTGATTGATAAAATGTTTTTATTTGTTTAATAAAATTATTAACATTTAGATCTGGAACAAAATCTAAATTTTCAAACCCCGGTGCTAATAAAGTTTTTATTTTTTTGTAAAATTCTTTTAAAAATAAAGCACTTAAATTTTCAATTTTAGTATTAACTTTATGGGATTCGGAATTTGTGGAAGAAAATACTAACTCATTCGGATTTAAAGAATCCTTATAAGAAGAAATAGCACTAAATCCCCTCACACAACCAGTGAAAGAGTTTGTGGTTATTCCCGTATAGGTAATGATTTCATCATCAATTTTTAATAATCCATACTCTTTAGGAAACCCTTTTGTGGTGTTTACAAATATTGTTTTATCTGTTGAAGAAATATTCGTTCTTACACTCGTTATACCAGAAAGAACATCTGGTGTTAAATTATTTAAATTAATATATTGATCTAAATTTTCTATAATGTCTACTGGACCACCTTGGTATTCCTGTGACACATAATACTGCTTCAAAAATTCAGAAAGTTTTGGACTTTCCGTTAAGGCAAATTCAGGTAACTGATTTTCAACAATTTGTTGTATTTTTACTCTAGTATCAAAACCAGTTGTAATCATATTACCTCGTTATTTTTCCGTTTGAATAGCTTGAAGTTACTAAGAAGTCTACACCAGATATTTTATCACCAGACGCAATAGTATCTTTTACCATATTTATGGTGCTTTTTGAAATATCAAAAATTAAATAAAGATCTTTTAATCCAACAATATCGTTAGATTCGGGATATGCTTGAATCTCTATAACACCATTATCTAACTCTGTAGATACAACATTTATCGTATTTACTATGATTTCTCCTTTAACATAATCTACGGTTCCTATTGATTTTTTAACAATTTGATAATTTGTAAAATCTTCATTAGGTTTTACAATTGAAAGTGTTCCTACATTACTATTTTCAATTGGCACGTCAACAAAATAAACAGTGTCTTGATCTCCTAATATTTTAAATCCTGTGCTTTTTATCGTATAACCACCTATATTTTTATGAAACTTGTTCCCAAAGCATATTTCGTACTGTGCAAAAGTATTTAAAACACAATTCATATTTCTTCTCATTTTAACGCGAGTAATATTCGACGTTATTGAAGAATCTACATTATCAATTATTTGTAGTGTTTTACTATATTTAAATCTTCCACCAAATTTATTTAAATCTATAGATTTTGCATATTTACTTAAAGTAGATAATATTTTAGTTTTCACATCGTTAGCATTCGATGCCAAAGAAGAATTGTAATAAACATAACTTTCAATTTCAACATAAAGTAATTTAAGATCTATAAGTTGTTGATTAATTCCAGATACAGAATATTTTTTTAAGTCTGTTAAAATTCTAGTTTTGGTAAAATCTGAAAGAGTCGTTCCATTTTTAGGTTTGATACTAATCAATACATTTCCATATTGTGGAGGATCTAATTCTTCACCACCAACTACAGAAACTGATTCTGTATCTGGATAAATTTTTTGAATAATTGCTTCATAATCGATTGAAGTTACCGCTCGATATTGTGAAGAATAGACTCTCGGTGCAAAATACTTTATTGATTCAATTGGTTCTATATCACCACCGCCATTTGCTCTTATATTAGTTGTTATAGAAACAGTATTTGTTGGATATACAACTCTATCAAGAGAATCTACAGTTGTCCCCGAGTAAGAAAATAAGGAAGGTCCATTACCTTCTCTTCCATCTGTGGTGATATAACTTACTCTTATTGTTTCTCCACTTGTAAGTTTTTTTCCTAATATACCATCGCCAAATAAAAGTTCATATTTTTCATCAGTAATTTCTTGAATTAAATATATTTCAGAATCTCCGTCTAAGTTTAAAATATTATCTATTTTTCTATATTCTCTTGTTCCAACTTTTACAACTAATGTATTAGTATCAATATTAGAATTATCTAAAACAAATCTTTGATTGATTGAATTATCAATAGTAAACTGTTTTGTTAAATATACTCCTTGATGAACTTCAATGTTGCTGAAAGTTGCAATTCCATTGATAATGGGTGCAGTAATGTCTTCTGGAACAGAAAAAACATAAGAACTATTATCTACGTTACCTACACAAACTAAACCTGCTTTTAAAATAAGTTGAGCTTCTGTACTTGAAGTTTCTATTGAAAATGATATTGTTGCTTTTGCCGTGGTTCTTGATCTTGGAACATAACCAACGTTTCTTGCGAGAGAAACCACATTTTCTCTTACTGTGGCAGAATCCAAAAAGGATTCATTTACCGCCATGTTTGAGTTAAATGCCGTTATGTAAGTATTATATGCAAGAGTATCAATAAGAACAGAAAAATTTGATCCCTCAAAGTCATAATCCGTGAAATTGGAGTTAGCACGGAGATAATCCTTAATGGATGTCTTTATTTGGTCAAAATCTAGGTTTGTGAATTTGGTAAAAGGCATTTTATCTTGTTGCCTCTAAAATGTAATTGAATTCTTGAGCTGGAAAGTCTTGTCCGATAATATCAAAGTAGACTGTAATTTCAAAGTTATTGTCATTAGGTCTTGGAATAACTTCAACCTCTACATTTTCAACTCTTGGTTCATAATTTGAAATTGCAATTTCAATTTGTTGTTGTAGCACAGATGCAGTACCAAAATCTACGAAATCAAATAAACTTGTCCTAAGTTGAGATCCAAAAGAAGAATTAAAAAATCTTTCTCCTGGAATTGTCTGTATTAAATTTCGTATTGATCTTTTAATTGCATCGGAATCCTTTAATATTAAAAGATCCTTTGTAATTGGATGCACATCAAGAGATAAACTAATGTCTTTAAATGATTGAGATATTCTCTGTACCTGTGCCACTTATCAAACAAGACTTTACATTAATTTTATTTATGCCCAAGTTTCTCCATAATTTGGTTCCGTTCCGTACTCCCAATCGTCATAGTTTTCATCATTACGAATTGTTTTATGAAGTTGAGATTGCTCTTTCAAATGGTGTTTTTTTGTCGGAATTTCGTCATGCATAATTTCTTGAATGACTTTTTTACCATCAAGCATATCATAATCTGTTACTAATTTCGTTGTTCCCCACATTTTGTACATATAATCAGAATTTCTGTCTGGATTTGGATTGATTGCCATTGTTTTTGTTCTAAAAGGTTAATATCAGAACTTTTTAAGGGGTTTCTATCCCTTAATCGACATAAAATCCTTTTCTTAAATAAGCATCGTACTCATTATCATTTATAAATTTATAATTTTGAATATTTTTAATGTGTTTTTTCTCCCAAATAGGAATTGCGACTGAATTTCCATAACGAAAGTCGGGATTTTGGCGAAATTGCACTTCAATTAAGTGATTTCCAATAAATTCACAATTAATCCATTCATAATTACCAACCAAATCGCATAAAATTGAAGGAAAATCTACTTCTACATCTATTCTAGTCCATTTACGCCACTTGTATAATGGATCATCAGCATTTTTTTCACCTAAAACCACCAATTTTGACTTTTTTTCATAAAAATCAACGCTTAAATGTGGTCCTTGAAAGATTTCACACCAAAATTCCGAAGGGTGAAAGTGATTAGTCTTATCTTCTATCCATTCTTTACGAGACAAACGACCCATACCAAGCAAATTAATGCATGGACGGACAATATAAAAGTCGGACTTTGGAACTGTGGTGCCTGTAGGACCACATTGATACTCCAAAATCCGACTCAATGATAATTTATTGTATGCCCAGATGTCTTTAGGGTTTATTTGATTCCATTCTTCGTTGACATCCAGGAAGTAACTCATCCTTTACCTTGTCCCCTATACTTTTTACGTGCTCCATTACGAGAAGTCGCTGCGTATTTAGTACCTGCACCATCTCCTTGACGAGATTTCTTCGGTGGTCCGGGAATATAAGAAGAGTTCTTATTCAAACCACCTTTTGCTTTCACTGCCATTTAATTTTCTCCAATAAGTTCTGTAGTAATATCAGAAGGTTCTGGTGTGCCACTCTCATAAAATGATTGTGCCAGATCCTCCATCACGTCAAAGAATGACTCTTGATCTAAGTCGGAATAAATCTTCCGACCCTTACAAAAAACATTATAGCGTGTATTGTCAGACATTCAAATAATTCTTGTTTTTTCGTGACCGACTCGTACCCGTGGGTCGCACCAAATTTCAAATCCTGCTTCCTTTGCATCCAGACAGAAACTTACATCTTCTCCACACATATCCTGAACCTCACCAGATTCAAAGACTTGCATTTTTGGTGCAAACCATGGATACTTCATTTCGGAGTTCTCAAAGACTCCGTGCTTGATTAAAAGCCAACCAAATCCAGTATAGTCAACTGTAAATGGTTTTTTACGATTTCTCATGGTTTCAATGGTTTCGTGATTCATCACACCACCATTTGTTCTGAAATCATCTTCTTCTAACCAGTGTGCAACAGAAGTCGTCATACCGTCTTCTGTACAGTACCAACCAGCTGCGATGTCTTTTTCCATCAGAACCAATTGTAAGAAGTTCTGAGTGTTGAATACAATGTCACTATCAATCCATAATTGATAGTCATATTGTAATTTTCCATCCCAGGGGAGTTGATCAGGACCTCTAAGTACATTTGCTCCAAGGCATTTGCAACGAGCAAAATTCACCATGGAAGAATAATCTTGAGAAATTTGAATGCTTGCACCAGACTGAACAAGATCAAAACAAAGTTGTACAAAATTTTTCAGATAAGTATATGAAACTCCTCTTCCAGGAAGGCAAAATACAATGCTTTTGCCTCTGATCATTTCTCTTGCTTTGTCGTAATCCCATTCAGGTTCTTGGCTTGTAAGTGGTGCCTTTGCCTTAACAGTAAATCCTTTTGCCATAATTGAAAGTAGTTACAATCATATCATACAATATTATCTATACAATGTCAATGAACGCCTCTTCATATGAAAGGTCCTCAACACTGTAGTCGGTCTTCATTAAACCGACCATATTTTTGAGTGTTTTCCATGTAATTTCAAACTCTTGTTCACTTATAAGATGATATAAGCATTTCTCTTTGGCGTATATGCTATAAACTTTCATAATGTCAAAGACCTGTGGACTCTGAAAGAATAATGTCTTTGTTTTCTACTAAAAAATTAATCTCTGTATCTTCGTACCAAGACAAGTCATTCATAATCCATTCTGGAATAGTAATGTAATACTCACCACTAATTGGATCAATCTGTATGGGGCGTTTTTCCTCTCCGAAATTTTTTTTCATTCTTATAGATATTTCTTTTGAAATTATATATGATTTATAATTTTTTATTAAAGGTTTTCTGCAATTTTTTTACCTGGGAATTTTTTTTGTTTTCGTCTATTATATCGATGCCTTTCGTAACACTTTGTAGACTGGTGGGACCCATCGATTTTTAAAACACGGCCCGCCGCCATAACGATAACGTTATAACGACAACTGCCCCTGTCACGAACGAATGAGGGGCGGGTGTGCCGCCCCACGAACTGTCACCCCTGCCGCTCTGCCAGGCGGTCACGGGCAGCAGCGATTCGGTCTGCCTTCGCCTGGGCGGCGAAGCGGGAGGCGTTGGCGTCTTTATCGCCAACCCACTGCCTGCCCAGTCCCACGACGCGGGTGATGGTCACGCCCTTGCCAGCGCCAACGGCATGAGAGGCGCCACCAGCGGGCAGGTCAGAATCACGAACAGAACCCACGGCGGCGCCAGCACCGTGCTGGGCGTTGCGGGTCAGAGTCTCGCCCTTGCGGGGACCACGGCGACGGAGGCGGGTAACGGTGAAATCCATCAGGTCGGTTGCGGTGTGCTCTCGTATTGTAGACGGTAGGGGGACAGGAGTCAACCCACCCCCACGAACGAATCAGACTCCTGCCATGGCGGCGGCAAGGCGATCACGCTTGCGGATCGCGGTGGGCACGATGAACCAGAGGTCGCGCTTGCCGCTGTCGCTGCGGGTGGCATCCAGGGTGCCTGCCTTCTCCATGTCAACCATGAGGGCGTGAATGGTGCCCTTATGGCGGCGGGGGTCCATGCCCATGGCGCGAACCAGGTCGCTGCAGGTCATCGGGCCGTCGTTGATCAGGCGGGTGCGGATCGCGGTGCGGATGATGGAGGTGAGCATCGGGTGCGGTGCGGTGTGCTCTGGAATTCTACAGGGTGGATGGGGCACCCGTCAAGGTGCCCCGCAGGGTTCAGGCGGCGATGGGCAGGATCGCCCCTTCGCTCAGGAAGCGGTGGAAGCAGCGCCCCCAGGAGATGCGGTCGGCATCCTCCTCCTCACCCTGCTTGCGTATCTCATCCCAGTTGCGGGCATCCTCCCAGGCGCGGAAGGCGTAGCGGTACACGGTGTCGCTGCTGTTGAACAGGACCAGCAGTTCGGCATCGTTGTCGTTGTTCATCACCAGTGCCCAGGAGCGCATGGCGCTGCTGAACACGGAGTGCCCCAGGTAGAGCATCTGGTCGGGGGTGAAGGCGGTGGCGATGGTGGCAGGCATCGGGTGCGTTGCGGTTTGCTCTGGAATTCTACAGGGTGGGTGGGGCACCCGTCAAGGTGCCCCGTAGGGATCAGTACCCCAACCAGGAGAGGAACTCACCGCAGTCGATGCGCTCACCCTGCAGGTGCCCGTAGTCTTTGCGGAAGTCGTAGAGGCAGGAGTGCATCTCTGCAGACTCCAGGGCAATGTGCCAAGCGATGGTGTCGTTGGCGGGGTGGGAGCAATCCCACAGGATGTCAGAGAAGGTGGTGCCAGGGGCGTACACGTTGAGGCAGTCGCGGAGGGCGGTGGTCATCGGGTGCGGTGCGGTTTGCTCTGGAATTCTACAGGGTCGGGGGCAGGAGGTCAACCCTCCAGGGGCACCACGTTGTCGGCGTAGCGTTCGGCGTAACGTGCTGCCCACCAGTACCCTTCGGCAGGGTTGATCTGCCCAGCGAAGCGATCCTGAGGGGCATCGTCAGTCTTACGGGCAACCCACATGGTTTCGCGGGTCTGCAGGTCGGAGCACTGGGAGAAGATCGCCATGGGGGGGGGGGGTGTCGGTTGCTTGGGTACTGTAGCAGGTCAGAAGCGAACTGCCCAGTTCGGATCGGTGAGGCAGTTCACCCAGGCGCACCAGGTGCCGTTGCTGCTCACGCAGAACAGGTCGTTGCCGTCGCGCTGCTCAACCACAACCACGGGGTCGCCTGCCATCTGGTTTGCCAGGCGGTTCTTCGCCTTGGTGGAGATGGGGGTCAGGGTCACGGTCATCGGTCGGTTGCGGTTGAGAGAATTGTAGCATGGGGGGCGGGTGTGCCCCCCTGGCGGATCAGACCGCCACCCAGTACGTGTTCACCCGATCGGGGGTCTCCTCACCGATCTCCTTCTGCTCTGCCATGATGTAGTCGGCGCTGCCCATGCTGCTGCGCCATCCCTGCACCTGGAAGTAGCAGTCCTCCAGGGTGGTAGCGTAGGCGATGGTGCTGGCGATCTTACCGTCCTTCACGTAGGCAACAGCGAACGGGTAGCGGGTGGGGCAGAGGATGGTCTTCAGGGGGGTGGGGTCGGTCATCGGTTCAGGTGGTGAACTGAGAGAATTGTAGCAGATCAGGGGGCAAAGGGGAGGGGCGGTGCCCTCCGCTGTGCCGCCTAGCGGGTTGGCACAGTCTGATCAGAAGTCGATGGCATCAAGTGTAGGGTCTGCACCATACTCATCACATTCGTCAACACTATCCCCCAGAACAATAGAGTCAAGAATTTGGAGGATTTGTGCGCCGTTGTTGCCAGAGCGGAGGAGAGAAAGCGCAAGGTCGCGTGTCATCGTGGTTTCAGGATTAGAGTTGCTGGGCGTCTTTAAGGGCGCACCCATTCCCGTTGATCAGCGTTCCAGTTGTGCCAGGGAGGAGGGAGCGATGTGGGAGGGCGATCCGCAGGAGCGGTAGAAGTCTACCATACGCTCTGCCTCCTCCAGGTCTTTGAACCACTGGGAGCGCCACTGCTGCTCACCGTAGGGGGTCTGGTAGCGGACTTCGAAGCGCATGGTGGGGTCGTTTGAACTGAGAGAATTGTAGCATGGAAGGGGGGGCAGGAGCGCCCCCCGTAGGGGTCAGATTGCGCTGGTGCCCTTGCTCACCCAGAGCGCCAGGCGCATGGTGCCTGCCTTGCTCACCTGCTGGGCGGTGCGCCCCTTGGCGATGGCGGCGGTCTTCAGGCAGGTGCGCTGGGCATCGGTCATGCCGATGATCACGTTGCGGGCGTTCTGGAGCAGTTGCTGTTGGGTCATGGTCGGTTCAGGTGGTGAACTGAGATCAGTATAGGGGGTCGGGGAGGGGCGCTGGGCGCCCCGTGTGCCAGTTTAGAAATCGAACACGTCGCCGTTGATCTCAGCACGGTTGATCTCAGGATCGTTCCACTTCACCCCATCGGGGGTCTCAGTGCTGCCACACTCATAGAGTGCTTCGATCATCTCCTCATAGCAGCAGATGTGATGCTCCTGAATGTAGTCTTGAATGCCCTCATCGTTCTCAATCCAGAGAACAACATTCCAGGTCTTGTAATTAGTCCAACCGTTGTAGGTGACATCCAGCAGGTTGGTCTGGTGGGTGCGGGTTGCGGTTGCCATGGGTTCAGGTGGTGAACTGAGATCAGTATAGGGGGTCAGCGGGCGATCATGTCGCCTGCAGTGTACAGTGCCTGAGCTGTCACACTGCGGACGGGGCGGATCGGTTCCCATAGCAGGCACAGCAGCACGGCGGCGATCATGTAGCGCATGGTGAGGTTGCGGCGTATTGTCACCATACAGGGTGCTGAGAGGCGGTGGCAGCAGTTCTAGACGGTTCAGCAAGTGGCACACGATGCGGGTTTTGCGGGGCATCCATTGCCTATAATACGGTCACAAGCGAAGGAGGGGCGGGGTAGCCCTGTTGATGTCAACAGTCGTCACGGGGGCAGCCTTGAAATAAAAAAAGGGGCACCATAAAAAAGGGGGCAGGTTGCCCCCTGTGTGCCACTTCAGGCAGTGATCTCCATCCATTCCTGTTCGTTGCAGTAGATCACCACGGGAGCGCCACCGAGTTCGATGCTCCAGTCAAAGGCAACATCCACGGCGTGTGCTTCGCTGGTGAAGAACTCCGCGTGGTCCATGCCAGTGCCCTTGGGGGCGGCGCTCCAGGAGATGAAGGTCATCGGGTTGCTTGCGAACTGAGATCAGTATAGAGGGCAGAGAGGGGCAACGGTGCCCCCCAGTGTGCGGTTCTCAGAGCGTCACAGCAGACCTTTGTGCATCCTGCGGTACGCTACCCAAGTCACCGCCTGAACTTGTGCCGCTGAATGATAGGAACCCGTCACGCCTGAGATAATCTTAGCAGCGTCACGGTAAGCGTCTTGAATGTGGCGGTAGGTTTTGTCACTCATAGAGGGAACTTCCTTGAGTGTAGATACAGTTCCGTTCCACACGTTGTAAGCATGACCATCAATACAGGGCGTGTCGCTGTCACCATTAGACGCGATGCAAAGGAAGAACGCCACCGTCTTATTGCCACGCAAAACAGTTACAATCTGTTCGCGGGTTAGTTGACAATCAAGGATTGTTGCTGCTTTATCCTTATTGTTGAAATAGGTGGAAACTTTAACACTGCTGTATGCGATCTCTGCTGCCCATGCACGCAGCATGATTTCAGCGTCGATAATGTTAGATTCCCACTTATTGTTGGGAGAAAGTGCAGCAATCACGCCTGCCACAATGTCAGAATGGACACCGTACTTTTCGCCTAAAGTAACACAAACCTGAAAGGCGTTGTTGTACCATTGCATCCCAACTTGCCGATCATAAACACTGCTCTGGAAGTAGGTTGCGAGAATGGAATCGGTGTGTGCCATGGGTGGGGTGGTTGGCGTTGATCGAATCATACAGCAGCAGCAGACCCCTTAGGGTGGGGGTGTGTGCAGGTTGATCAAGTGGCACAAGAAAGGGGGGCAGGATGCCCCCCGTGTGCCTCAGGCGGCAACCTGAGTCAGTTGCTCGCTACGGATTGCGGTGTTAATGAAGCGACCCACAGATTCGCTCTTAGTGATCACTTCGGAGAGTTGAGCAACGAATTGCTCCACATCTTGCACACCGTAGGTATAGTCACGACCACCGTTGAAAGTAACAGTCACTTGACCGTTTTGCACATCGGAGATGTTTTCGATGGCGCTGGATTGGAACTTGAACATGATGTTAAAAAAAGTAAAGGGTTGAGTGAAGTGTTTTGAGCGGGATGCTTCACCCCCGCTTGTTGAATCAATTATGGCACGGGTTGGGGGTGGGGTCAACCCCCTGTGTGCCAGTTGTCAGATCGTCACCCCTCTAGCAGTTCGGGGTAGTATTCTTCACACTCGGTGATCAATTCTTCATCAGAATACTTTGCATAACCCTCATCCAGGTAGTCATAACAGAGTTGGGTCATTGTCTTGAGGTCCATGTCATCCAGCATCTGCTGAATGAGAGCATCTTGCAGTTCAGAACGGTTCATCAGATCTCATCCCTCATTTCAGTGAGTTTGTCATACAGAAGCGGAATGTCCGCCTCTGTAAGTTCTGTCAGGTAGTGCCAGTCGCTAGTCTCAAGAATAGCGAGGAGGGTATCAATCTCCTGATAGTTGAGGTGCGTGAGTGTCATCACAGGGTGTAGTTGCTGTTGAGCATTTGGTTGAAGGATTGATCCTCATCGTCATCCTCCTGCTGCAGATCCTCGATGTCATAGATCTCACCCGGGGCGTCTTGGATCTCAAAGAAGTAGGTGTCCATGGGTGTGTTTCAGGAACAAACGTAGTTTGGCATGGGGGCAGCAGCAACGCAACCCCCTGTGTGCCAGTTTACTGATTGGTCAGGGCACCCTGCTCGTTGAGCACACCCCAAGCGATGCCGTTGCTATACAAACCAACGTAGCGGTTGCCTACACTCAACCCAACGATTTCATCGCCAGGTTCACCAATCATGTTCACACCCAGGTAGAAGAATTGGGTGATCATTTCGGGGGTTTTGAATCGCATGGTTTGAATCTTGTTCCAGAGGATAGTAGCAACCACAGCAACAAATGCTGCCACGGTGAGAACGAAACTCCGCACATCGGCGTAGAGTTTCTGATAGTCAACCTGCTGAAATTGCACGAGCAGATCATCAGCAGGGGGGAAGGATTTGGTGAGGTTCATGTCAAGAATGGGGCAGTTGGGGGAATGTAGAGCGGTTCCCAACCACGAATCAAACATAGCACCCCCAGCACCCCAGATCAACCCCCTGCAACATTCCGTAACATTAGGAGTGTTTATCAGACTCATAAAGTCTTCTAATGTTTTAGGGGCTTGACATGTTGTTAATTTCTTGCTAGAATACCTTTGTTAGGTTTGAAGATAATAATATAAAGATTAATATTATACTTTAAAGAGATGCCGAAGGCATACCCCGCAGGGGTATGTGTGAGGTATAATATACGCACATCATATGGTGCGGGAAGGGGTGAGTGGGGTGAAGCACAATTCTTGCACATAAGAAAAAAGGCAGGGACACCACTCCCTGCCTTCAGAACCCACTCACCTATAAGATATGAAATATAAACTATCTCTCGCGTGTATGGGTGATGATAATCTCAAATCACCCAATAGGAGTAGGGAGACTTGAACTCCCACGGGATTGCTCCCAACAGATTTTAAGTCTGGTGTGTCTACCGATTCCACCATACTCCCATGTGTATAGTATATGATATCTCGTAGATGATGTCAAGTGATTGACAATCTCGTTGTGATATGATATACTATGTGTTATGCATATCTCGTAGAGATGTGTATAAGATACGTGTGCATCTCGTACACATCTCGCACTCGATCTCGTGCTTACCAGGCGTTCACGAATACGAATCCATTCACGAACTCGTAATCATAACACAGTCCCTGATCCCATGTTGCCTGCCAATCAATCACCACGAACGAAGGAACATTCAAACCGTAGCAGTCAGTTGTAAACTGTTCTGCAAAGTCTGCACCATCCTCATAACGTCCTTGGTAGGCATCTTCGAACCCATGAAGATCGCTTTCTTCCCAGATGTCCAGGAAAGCATTGACAGCATCCTGTCCATAATCACCACAGAGGCGATCGTAGGTTTCCTGATACTCCTCGGAGATCTCTGTGGGTTCTGGTTTGTTCAGCAGACCCTTTGCATCCAGCAGTTCAGTATAGAACTGAGTATACTTGAGTTTGCCGTCAATCTCATAACCACATTCCCGAACGATGTCAGACATCTTGGCGGGCGGTTCTTGTGCCTGCATGGTGGTCACTTTAGAAACGAGTTCGGTGCCTTTGAGCATGGGGTGATCCCTCAAGAACAAATGTAATGTAGCAGGGTTGGGGGTCCTTGTCAACCCCCGTGGTCCAGTTCAGAAGGTGTCACACATCATAGCAGATGTTGGCACGTTTCATATCCGCATACCATGCCATGGCAGTCTCATCCATAATAGAAGTGAGGGACATGCAGAAATCAGCAAACTCTGCCTGAGAGTTCATCAGTTCCGTGCGGTGCTCATGGCGCTCAACAATCCGAGTGTTGTAGTAGTTCATGGGGTGTTTCAGGAACAAATGTAATGTAGCAGGGTTTGAGGCAGGTGTCTAGGGGGTGTGTGCCAGTTCTCAGAGTGTCACTCCAACTTCTAATCCAGCAACGAATGCTGCCCGCAAAGCGTCTTGAATTTGCCACACTGCAACCTCATGAAAATCAAGGTTGTCCATGTTTCGAGTTTCAAGTGTATTAATGCTCAGAGTTTTCTGGGCAATTTGTGTTAGAATCTGATCAAATGTTTCCTGAATTTCTTGATTGAGAGTTTCCATGGGGTTTGTGTTTCAGGAACAAATGTAATATAACCCCCCAGCACCAGAAGCGCAAGGGGGTGTGTGCCAGTTTCACACCTGGCACATTTGCACAAGGCGATTGCGGATATCAAACAACTCCATTTGATCCATATCTACACCAGCAAGATCTACAGGAGCAAACTCTTCTAGATTAATATTCCCATTGGCATAAATGGGAGCATAATATAACTCATTCCCGTCTTCTTGGGAGAGAGTATACACACAACCGTGATCAGCAACAGTGAGGAAAATCATTGGGGTTTGGTGTTGAACGAATCCAACATAAACCCGATTCGGGGTGCTTCAAGGCAACATTGTGCCAGTTCTCATAGTGTCACATATAACGCTACTGTTATATCGTTATAGTATTCTATAATGATTGTGACACTATGAGAACTGGCACAAGACTCACCACGGATCTAGATCTTTAATGCTAGCATGGACTTCTTCATCACCCTGTAGATCTAGAATCTCTCTCCAATTGAGATCTTCTAGATCTAGATCATCATAACACTCAACGTATAGCGTGACCTGAACCCTGCGTTTCTGTGCGATCATGAGTATCCTGTGCGTTGTGTGAGTATTCTATCATGCATAGTGGCGATATGCAAGACTCTCGTAGTCCTGCCCGTCTCGTGCATAATCGTCGTCTTCTTGCAGATCTCGCGTATGATTCTCGTAGTACGTATCTTCATCGAGACTGTAATCGTTGCTATGGAAATCGATCTCGTAATCGTCGTACATAGTAGTTTGATGAACGCTTGTTTATTGTAGCATGATCTCGTAGAGAGTGCAAGCCCATAATGCTCGCCCAGATCTCGTACAAGATAATAATACTGTTATATATGCATATAATGCTTAAAATGTTACGATACGTACACATCTCGTGCAGATCTCGTAGTATTACAATATCTTATGAGTCTCGTGCAGATCTCGTGGCGGTCTCATGGGGATCTCGTGACAATTTCGCGGCGTGGGGTTGACAAAATGCGCGTCTTATGGTACGCAAGCTAAGTCCACAAGACTAGAAGGCATTTATGAGTATTAAAGAGCACTAGAAGGCATTTATGAGTATTAAAGAGCACTAGAAGGCATTTATGAGTATTAAAGAGCACTAGAAGGCATTTATGAGTATTAAAGAGCACTAGAAGGCATTTATGAGTATTAAAGAGCATTTATGAGTATTAAAGAGCATTTATAAAGACATGAAGGCATTTATAAGTATTAAAGAATATTAAAAGACATTTATAATTATATAACACTACCATTATACAAAACAATTAAGTATTTCTACCAATAATACCCTAAAAGTATCGCCAGTAACATAAACCTTCAAATATCTCATACCATAAAATATATTCACCATACCATGCAATACATATAATTACAACACTATACAATACACCATGAAAAGAGGAATTATCTACCTTATTCTCAACAAACAGAATGAACACAAGTACATAGGAAACACCACACTTGCAATGAACAAGGAATGGGTACAACACATAGAGAAATCTAAAAGAATGTCCTCTGAACCATTACATAAAGCATTCAGAGAGTATGGTATACACAACTTTATGATCAGAGAACTAGATGAATGTGATGAATCTGAATTCTATAATAAAACAAACTATTGGATAGAGAAGTATCAACCAGAATACAATGTAATTGAAACAATAATAAAACCAGTTGAAGTTAAAGAGATAAAACAAGAGGAAAAGAAACCACGCTCATATAAAACATCACCACACCTAATTCAATGGAATGAAGAGAATCGTGGGAATGGTAAACACTTTGGATTTAAGATACGTGGTAAGAATCTAAAGACTGGAATCTGTACCGACTATGAAAGTGCAAGAGTAGCAGCAGAACAAGTCACTGGTAAATCAATTAACAATTCAAACATTATACTTGCCGCACGTACAGGTAGAACTGCATATGGACATAAGTGGCAAATTATAGAAGAGAAAGATCAGAAAAGAGCAGTATTTGGAGTCAATAAAAAAACCGAACAGATTGAAGTTCGGTATGAGAGTATAAGTGCCGCATTGAGAGAATATAAGGCAACAGATAAGCAAGGAATTCTTAGAAGTTTAAAGAATCCTGGAAAATATACTTGGAAAGGATATTGGTGGTTCTATGTTCGCAACTAACCTTGTTGCTTTCTTAAGATTTGAAGAGCACGTAACTTTTCACCAGGACCTCTGAGATCAACGGGAGCATTTGTTTTTGGTGGAACTAACTGTGCCTGTTTGGTTTGCTTTGGAAGATACTTATCTCTGAAGTCGGCAGGTGGTGGTGTAGTATTGGTTGGTGTTGGTTTTGGTTTGTAGACTTCATAAGGCGATGCACCGTCACCTTTTGCTTCTCCTACATTTACTGCTGGTGTGCTAGATTTTTTTGCATTATATTGTGTTCTTGCCATTTTGTCCATTCCAAGAGTTGGTGAGCGATCTGGAATTGTCCATCGATTTGGTCCGCGTCCTAGGTCTGGTTTTCCTTTACGATCGAATCTTGGATCGAATCCACCTCTGGCAGAGGGATCACGATAACTCTCTTGAAACTCTTGAAACGTTTTCATTTTGAATTTTATTTTTATTTATTCTTCACCACTTATTAACTGGGCATTTGGATGCGGTGAACTCAACTTTCTTCTTCATAAAACAACCACATTTCTTACACCTGGACTGTGGTTCAAAGAAGTATTCGCATACCTGACAAATATCATAACGTCTTTGCTTTTCAAAATCGTCAACTAGTAGATCGTTTCCCTTAATCGTTTCTTGAATAATATCAAAAACTGCCTTTGAAAGATTAAGTCCTTGTTCGGGCAAGGAGGGCATTTCATTTGAATTCTGTGAAGTCATGATGAGAACAATGGTACAACTTCAATATCTAGGCAACCACTTTCCTTCATTTGCCTCTCCCAAAAGATTGCGTCTTCAAGATTATAAAACGTTGCCACTTGTTTGGATACGGATTTCTTCTTGTTTTTGTTGTAGATGACCTGGTACTTCATAAGGTGATTCAATAAAAATTTCAATTTGAGTTTGTTTGTTCCAATGCCGTATGACACCAGCAACAATGAAACAGTTTGTAATCAGATAAGTTGCGAAGATCACAGTGCGAATGATTGCAACTCTATCTGATTCTTTGTCACATTTAGACGCTTTTTCACCTAGTGCCTTTGCCCACCACCGCCATGAATTTTTAGGTTTCATAAATGGATTCCCTTGTCTTTATACACTTAAGTTCATTCCATTGATCTCTATAACACAAAACTAGAACACGATCATTTCGATGAAGTGAACAGCAGGCATAGTTCTCATCGTCCTTTTGCCATACGGAAGTTTCAATTGTAATATATTCTTTATCCTTAAAATAGACCCACCCTTCAACGCCTTTGCCGTTGTTCCATTTTACATAATCGTTGACTTGCGGTTCGTATTTCATATATCAAGTAATGAAGATATCAATAATACGCGATTTCTCTTCATCTGCCAGAGCGAACTTGTAAGCATTCACCACACGCTCCATGATGCGATCTGTATAACTATCGTCAAAATCGTCAGATTTGGAAAGAATCTCAAATGCTTCCATATCAGATTCTGCAATTAAACTGATTGTGCCACCATATTCCGAAGAGGGAAACGGAACCCAGTAGTTAACGATGTAAAGATACTTCATTTTCTGTTTTAAATTACTTCTTAATTGTAGTCGAATGTGTAAGATTTGTCAATTGACGTTGAAGTTCAACTTGCATTGAAATCAGGTGTGAATACAGAAAAGATTGATATTCATTACCCTCAATCAGAGAGGTAAGATTATCAATCTGCATCAGTGCAAAAATCAGTTTGGTCTGATCATTCATCACATGAACTCTTCCATATAATAATCAACCGTCACCTCTAACTCCGCTGCTTTTTGTTCAATTTCACTTTCAATGATCATTTTAGACTCTTTCTTACGCAGTTCATAACTCAGATATTCTTGCTTGGCATTATGATACATTTCTTGAACTTCGGCATGTTTACTGAAATCCATAAATGCTCTGATGAATTCTTTAATGTCGTCTTTGTTCATTTGGCGTAACGGCAATCGGGGTGAGGTTGTGGCAGTTCGGCACAGACTTTATCATATGCCTTGAATAACTCTTGATCACGTTTGATCATCATTCCATTCCACATCAGAATGCCTATGATCGCAAGAAACCAGTAGGAAGTTTTCATCAGCAAGCACCTGCCATGGGATTTCCAATTTGGGGAAGATTTGAGTTGTCACCAGTTTGAGCATAACCGTATGCCATACGCTCACGAATATCAAGAAGCATTTCCACTTTGTTTAGAAACTTCTTAGACACTTGCCCGTGCGGAGCAAAGGTGACGGAACGAAGAACCCAAGTTTCGGAAATATCACCAAACGGAGTCTTCACGGGATAGAAGTCAACAATCATGTTGCCGTCCTTGCTGGTCAGTTGGGGCATTTGCATGAGGTGTTCCCTTGATTACCTTTGTATTATAGGTCAAAACGAGGGCACCACGTCGTACCGTAGTCCAGTTTCCGATCTGTCCATTCGCTCCCAGACTGTGTAAAGTTTATTGTACAGTGCCGATGCACTTCCATATTCTCTGGCAATGTGAATTTCGTCTATATTTTCTAGATTTTGAATTGCAGAAAGAATAATACCAATCTCCTGCACATTTAGATTTACATTGGTTTCTTTCATATTTAATCCCAAGATACGTTTTGAAGTAGAAAACCAGGCATTACATAAGTCCATGCCCCAGATTCTTGATTACCACCGACTTTATACTCCCACTTATACTCATACTTGTTATGACTATCCCATGTCATATAACCTTTTTCTTTGTCAAATCGTCCCTTGATCGTCAAACCATGTTTGTTGGAGAAAATGTTTCGAGTGCGAAGAGCACCGCCAGTTTCACGGGTTTCGACAACTTTACAAATGTCAGGATAGGTTTGAAGTCCTGCCTCCAATACACAAGGAGTTTCATATGCAAAGGAGCGATAGACTTTAGGTTTTGGTGGTGCAGTTTGTGCAACGGTAGGAGTTGCAAAAAGAACTGCGGCAACAAGGAAAAGTTGTTTCATGAGTGCAAATGTTTGATGAGTTCAGCGAAGTTTGCTTTACCGTGTAATAATATACCAATTATGATTGCAATGTCAAGTAGAAAAAATACAACAAGAGTGAGTGTAAGATAGAGTTTATCTTTGTTCACCCGACGACTCTCCAACAAACAACAGCATTGCCCTTGCGTGGAGAAGAAATATGAGCAAAGGCAGCATAAGACAGATCCAAATCAGCATGAGAATATGGACCACGATCATTCACACGAACAATTACTTGTTTTCCGTTGTTTTGGTTCGTTACCCTAATTTTGCTGCCCATAGGTAGATAAGGGTGAGCTGCAGTCCAATGATAAGCATCAAACCGCTCACCGTTAGCAGTTGTTTGACCATGAAATCCGTCTCCTACTCCGTAGTATGTAGCAATACCACAGGTAAGTCCAGCAATCAGTGCTTCAATCATTATTTCAGTTCGATCCTATCAAAGATTAACATACCTAGTTCAAAAAGTAAATCTTCGTCCATATCACCCATTGTGGTTCGAATTGCATCAACTACAGCAGTTTGCATATATTCAACAAATCCTTCATCAGCATAGATGTACTCAAACACTGCTGGTTTGAGTGCATCAGCGATCTTGGAGACAGATTGAGCAGAGAGTTGCATGATCAGTTTTCGGGGTAAAGTTTCCAACCATCAGGGTAAATACCCATTTCTTCGCAACGTACCTCATAAGCAATACGTTGCAGCAGGCGCAGATCCATGGATTCAACTGCTTTCAGAATAGAGCGGCGAATCTGCTTGTCTTGAGTGGTGTCGGTAATCATGATCAGTTGTTACCTTCGGTGAGTTCGTTCAGAAAGCAATTTGAAAACACATAATCATCCCAAGAAATATTACCGTGACAATCTTCAGAGTAGAAATTTTCAAGAAGTTCTTGTTGATCCTCATTATCCATGGAATGATACAATTTGTTTGCTTCAACCATTTTTTCGATGTTTGCAATCATTTACTGGCGTGTGATCATGAGCGTTTGTTGATTACCTTGTAATTATACTGCCTGCAGCAGGCGGTTGGGAAAGAAATGTACCACTTGTGGGACTGGCACACCCCGTGTTTCCAGCAGGTACTCCAGATATAGTGTTTCTTCTTGCTCCCGTGCCTCTATTTCATGTGGTTGAAACCAATACTCAATATCTTCAACGCATTCTTTACCATAATACATTTTTCCACGTTTCTGGCGGAGAGAACCCACCACCCACTGCCGCAAGTGCGTCAGTTCGTGCAAAAGAGTTTTTATATACAACTCTTCATGCATATGGGTATTCAGTTCAATAATGAACTCTCTGGGGCGATAGGTTCCTTCCAGTACATCGCACCATCCATGAACACCCTCACGCCTCAATCCACGATGTACAATCTCCACATAGATTTTATGTCGTGGAAAGAACTTATTCAGAAACCAAGAGGCAACATCCTCACAGGTGCGCTTGTGATAACCGTATCCGCTAATTTTAAGAACAGACATTGACCCCAGTGCAAAAACCAAATGAACGAAGAAACAAAGATAAGTTTATCAGTTGATGTCATATTCATTTTGCGTACAAGTATCCACCAGACCAATCGGCATTCTCAAACAACCATTCACGTTGCTCAATAATGCGAAGATCATACCGAACACCTTTGGCAGGTGCTTTCCAACTGGCGCTTTTGTAAATTTGTCCTGTTTTCTTGTCGATAAAGCAATGAACGCTTCTGCTACCATTCGCATTCATAATGATCTTATGATACTTGCGACCCGTTTCAGGGTAGAAATCATAATCATAATCACAAGTGCCTTGCTTCAGTTTATCAATTTGTTTCTGATGATACTCATGAGTATCGGCATCATCAACAAACTTCTGATGACTACGAATAGAATAATCAATGAAGTTCTGGCGCAATGCCTCACAGAGAGCATAGGTATGCGACAGAACAGCAGCAGCAATGTCCTTACGTGCCTCAGAAGCAGCAGCGTAATCAGCGAAGGTCGTGGTGCTCATGGGGTGTTCCCTTGTGTATGAAAGTATTATAGGGCATTCAGATCGCTCCAGATGCCCTAGTGTGCCACTAATCAAAGTGTCACTTGTTCATTTGCAAAGTGGGAACAGGCATCCCACCTTCGGTCATTTGAGTGCATTTTGTCCGATTGTATGTTGTACTTTTCTTACTGCCATACGAAAGTTTCCAAAGTCCATAGTACCATCTTCCTCACAAAAGTCTTCAAAAATCTTTTTGATTTGTTCGTCAGTGATTTGTGGGTCAGTCATTGGGTTTGTTTTGTATGAATGTATTATAGTGCATTAGGAGGGTCTTGTGGGAGTGTAGTGTGCCAGTTCTTAAAGTGGCACCTTACTTACCATTCTAAAACCTTTATGCTGTTTATATTTTCCAGTAAAAGTTCTTGTTAGATTTGCTCTTTTTAAATCATATCTTTTACAAAAATCTCTTAAACTGTTTGTTTTATGTGTGATGTTGTTTTCAAGTTCCACTATACAATATTCATAATCTGCATTTGATTCTCTTATTTTTTCCTTCAAATCATTATCAAGTTTTACTCCATATCTTGGGTTGTTTTGTTTATGTGCTTTCTTTTGTATTTTACTTTTAGTTTCTTCTGAAAGCAACCTACCATTCATTCCACCAGTATCACTATTATATCCATTCTTAAATGTATCATAAATTCTTATCCAATACATTTCTTTTTCGTTTATCAATTCAAAATCACATTCTTCAATCACACCATAAATGAAGTTATTTTTACCATACTTTTTTATAGCACGATGGAATTTATATTGTGAGTTAGAAGACCTACAAAAGTGGTCATTTATTCTGTATTGTAATTTTTGTATTGTTTGTCCTATGTATTTCTTTCCTGTTGAAATACAATGGACACAATAGATAGTGCCTTTCATTCTACTCTAATTTGACCGCACATATATTTATATTAAAAAGGAGGAGATTTCTCTCCTCCATCCTGATAGATTGCGGTCAAATCAGGTATTATTATTTATTTCCTATCGTAGGAGAGAGTTGGCACAGGAAGACCATTCTCCGTAGGAACATAGATCGTCACATTACCTTTGTTGGATCCTTCTTCCAGACCAGTGATATACAGGTATTGCAGATACTCACGGTTGTCTTTCAACGAATTACCAATGATTTGGTTTGCTTTGGCAACACCAGTGGCACGAATCACCTCAGCATCAGCAAGTTGTTGTGCAGAATCTTTCTTTGCTTGTGCTTCCAGAACTGCAACCTGGCGAGTATATTCTGCCTTTTGCAGTTCTGCCTTACCTTGTAGTGATTGTGCCCACACATTATAGAGAGGACCAACCACTGCGTTGATAATAAACAGAGAGAGAATGAACGAAACACCAATAATTGTGGCGTTACGCATAGTATTATCTTGTTGCATAATAGTCAGAGTTTAAAGGGAGAAACAATAATACGAGGTTCAACATAAACAGGGCGGGTCTTACCACTACCACTAGGATCAGAACACATCACCCAAGTTCCTTCAGCACTATCAGGAGAGAAGAGACCATTAGGATCTGCCTGTGGAAGAGTTGTTCCCTGATACTCTACTTTTTCTGGGCTGGTATATTGTGTTGCAGCAGGCAGACCATAACCAATAGAGTTGCACAGGAACACTGGACGACCAGTAGTTTCAGGAACAGTATAAGTATAAGTCACCAAACCATCCTGGTCACGCATCTCAATAATTTGCTTCAAGAGTTTGCGTTCACGAAAGTTCTTGATGGCAGGCATACCAGTTTGTGATGTGCCTTCTTGTAGAATGCGTTCTTGTTGAGCACGTTGCTTATCATCAGAATCTCCATATTCTTCACAACCAACAAGAGTTACACTCAAAAGTGCGATTGAAGCAAGAGCAACAAAAGGTTTCATAATCAGTTAGGAAGATTAGAGATAAAAGATTGGAGGTCAGAAGGCATAGCATCGGCAGGAACTTCAGTAGCACGATGCCGAATAATATCAGCAAGTGCTTTCTTATGTTCAGGTGATGCTTTGATGTATTCAAACTGCATATTTTGCAGTTCTTGAACAGCACCAGTTCGGAAAGACTTTGATTGCTCAAAAGTATTCCTGCGAACATTCTCAAACTTAGGTCCAAAGAACGCAGTGAAGATAAGTTGGTGGTAGGCAATACCCCAAAGAAGAGCAACACCACCTACAATAGCAAGAAGAGGTTTCATTTAGAAGATACGTTAGACTTGAAAATAAGATTAGCAAGGAAGATAATGGCAAAGTTCTGCCAGAATGTCAGTGTCACACCAAACCAAGACAGAATCACTCCAAGCAACCATGCTTCAAAGAATAGTCCTGCAACAGCAAGGACAATTACACCAAAAGCAAGACCGACAAGTTTCATTGGATTTCGTTGATTACCTGTGTATTATAAGGCATCAAAGGGCACCTGTGAAGTGCCCCTGTGCCAGTTTTCAGATTGCCTCAGTCACCAGTTTAGCACCCTTGAACTTGGATCGGGCGCTTTTGTTCTTGGTATCCACACCAGTTACCACGGCAACCTGGGGAGTGCTGGAACCAGTGTAGAGTAGCACATCACCTTTGTTCAGAGCACCAGGAGTACCAACATAATGGGTTTCTTTACCACCCATAGTTGCACTGAAAGTATAAGGCACAACTTCTTCCAGGTCTTTCTTATCAAAGACGTGAATCTTACCAGTACCTTTTTCTTCAATCAGGTATTGGTTGCTACTGTTAGTGCCGATGTGAGTGCCATAGGCAACAGCACCATCAACAGTGAAAGAATAGAGAGTTTTAGTGTCAGCAGTCATTTCAGTTTCCTCATCGTAAAGTTTTAGATCAGATGCATATTCAGTAAAAGATTGTTTGGAATGAAGATACCGACAAGTCCAAGAATCTGACGTATACCAACCTTTACTGACAATTTCAGCAGGTTTTTTACCATGTTTTTTGGTGACAATATCACCAATATTAAATTGTTGTGTCATAATTAAAGAGATTCAACTTGTGAAAGAAGATTATCAATATCCTCCACGGATTGATAACCAATTACATCATCCGTGACGGGAGTATCATAGCAGATTTCCCAGTCCTCTTCAAGTCCTTTGAGAATTGCCACCTCATACAGTCCTTCTTCGGCACCATATGAACCAGGAAAACTCACCACGCTCATACCATATCCATTCTGAAAAAAGTGTCGTGCAGCAATACCATCTGGCATAATGTTGTGTGAATGGAAATCAAGATCAGTGAATTTCATAGTCATTTATCAAAACGGTTTTTCCAAAGTTGATTAGATTTATGCCTCATTTGTTCAAGCATTCTAAAACGTTGGCGAATTTCAGAGTCTTCTGGCATTTCATGAAGATTTGGACATGCCACATATATTCCGTCTGATGCATGGCACAAGATGTCATTCAGAAAATCATGCTCTTCAAAAGTGAATTCCATCGTGACAGGTTTTTGATCAATCATTATCAAACAGCAAGAGCAGCAGAAGGGATTTCAACGATTTCAGGGAGTTTTGAATCGTCAAACTGATTCATATTGTAGCACACCCATTCACCATTACGGAAGACATAAGCATACTCTTCACTATTATCGGGGAGCAGATACTCACCCAGATCAGCATCAAGGCGAGGAGGGCAATTCTCACCACGTTGAGAATAGTATTCGGGACCATACTCTTCGTTGAGTTTAGTATCCCAACGGGAAGTAGTCCAAGGAGAACTCATATCACCACCATCAATCAGTTCTGCTACTTTCTCTTTGGTGTTATAGTGAGTGCGAAGAATGCGTCCCATCCATTCAGGATAACCATCCCAATGAGAATACGCAGAAAGAATAGAACCATCAGCGAGTTCGATACCAATGCGGGAGCGGGTTGCCATGAGGCGTTTCGTTGATTACCTTTTTAGTATAGGGCAGAGTGGGGCAGAGTCGAGGGCAGAGTGGACAGTTCAAATAGTGTCACAATTAGTCACCATAATCTCATTATCTGTGGTTTGCTTTCTCAATTCCTTTTTTGAATTCAGTGTTCTATTCAATGAAAAAGTGTGTTGTGTATAATTTTTATATAATTCACGGATAAATTCGCAGTTAGAATTTGCAAGAATAAACTTTACACCTTTGGAATTTAAATTATCACAATACTCTTTCAACTCCTTTTGATTCTCTAACCCAAAACCTTCTGTAGTATAAGAAGTAAAATCTGAAGTTGCAGAAATTGGTGCATAAGGTGGATCAAGAAATACAAAATCACCTTTCTCTGGTGTCATAGATTGGTAAGATTGATATTTGATTGTTGCATTACATAAAACTTCAGAACATGCTTTTAATAATCCATTATCAGATATGTCTTTTTTAAGTGAAGTTCCGATTGGCACATTAAACAAATTATCTTTGTTGACTCTATACAATGCATTAAAGCATGTTAGATTCAAATAGATAAATCTTGCAGCAACTTCTATTGGAGTCAGAACTTGAATAATATCAAAATTCTTTTGATATTTCTTAGGTGCCAATTCAATCCTATCATAATTGCGTACAGAATAATAAAACTCCTTAGAGTGTCTTACGCTCATGTAATTAATTAATTGTACAATTTCATTTGGATTTGAAACTACAGTATTATAAACTAAAATAAGTTCTTCGTTTAAATCGGAAAGAAAGTATTCTTTTGTATTTCCATATTTGGAGTGCATATGATAAAACATTGCACCACCACCCAAAAATGGTTCAAAATAACGATTAAATTCTATTGGTATAAAAGGATTATATTTCTCTATCAGAGAACGTTTTCCTCCAACCCACTGAATAAATGGAGAAGCAGTATTTGTTCTTGTTTTAACTTTGGGATTCTTAACTATCTCATGAGATAGCACAAATTCTGTAAAAGTCATTTTATCAATACGTGAAGGTGTTCAACTACTTTTGATTGTTGCAAATTGTTTGTATTTGATTTGTATCTTTTGTGCTCCTTTTCTTTAAGATCATATTTCCCATATTTCGTCATGATCTTCTCAATATCAGCAAAGGAAAGAATACCTTCATTATTGTACGAAACAAAGATATAGTTATATTTTGCATTAGATATCAAATCTTCGAATGCAATCTTAACGGACTTCTTTTGCGAAAACTCAGATTTATTGTAAGTTCCAAGAGCAGTCTTTGAGTCTTGATTGTAATCAAAATCAAAGTAATTTACAATGTAATTTGGAATGTGATAATTGGCACCATACTGTCTAGTGTTATATGGAGGATCAAGATAAAGAATATCTCCATTAATCTCATGAATAAGATCGTTTGCGTTTTTCTTATAGACCTTACCTATTCCGCCAGGAACATGAGGGTGAGCAACTAAACTCATATTTTTACTAGATCTGGCGTTAAAACTCTTTAAGTATGCTCCATAAACACCAGTGGTATTAGCATATGAATCTGCAGTTTCTATCAATGAAGCAAGGGAAAAATAGTATTGATTTTTGGGTAAATTAAGATTCTCAATCTCCATTCGGATTGCGTCAATCTTTTGTGCATTATGCTCTGTGAAAAATGAGCGTCCTGCTGCTGGAGAAAAGTTTTCATAGAACCTTCCTTTTACTCCAGGAAGACTATTAAGGTAATCGATCAATTTTTGATATTCAAACACCTCATTATTACCAATATAATTTTGACACAAAACGTAACTATAATCTTCAAGATCATTAGCAATAACTTCGGCACAATGCTGCTTAAAATATCTTGCTACAGAACCAGATCCAGAAAACAAATCACAAAATTTAGACGTAGAGATATCTCCACAGACAGACTGAATCTCTCCATGAATAAAATCAAGTAATTTAGTTTTGTTACCAATGTATCTCATTGAATCACCTCAGCATTCTCATTATAATTCATTTGAAAGTCCCCTGTCAAGTTGAACAGAACCTCTGGTTCTTGATTATATTGTCCATAAGTGCAGAGATACTTCAAAACTTTAGTATCTTTTGGGAAGTGTGGAAGAAATTCCCTTTCAATAAAAGTATCAAAGTTTTGATCACGCACCTGTGCCAATCCTTTTTTATAGTTTTTAGTGGTTTCTGCCTCAATTACATACAGAGTTGCATTTGTGGGATTGTAAGATACGAGGTCGGGAATACCTTTCGATTTCTTGGTCGGGAAGTATTCTCCATTGATTTTTTTCCACGATTTACCACAACCAGCATGATTCGTAAAAATAATTTGGTGCCCTTTACTAATCAAAATGTGCTCTAACACAATGCTGCACATTTTCTCACCAGTTTTTGAGTATCTCCAATAAGATTTCTCATACACATTATCTTCACGCTCAATTACATAAGAAGAATCGTCAAATATGACAGTAACACCAACTTTCTTTAAGCAATTGATAAATTTATTGTTCTTTCTCTGAAAGTAACGAAGGTCCTGCTGGTGATTGACAATTTCAATCGTAATATTTGAATCAAGATGTCGAATTAAACATGCACGACTAGCAACATATCCTTCACTAGGATCATGTTTACCACCATTTTTAATCAATTTTGCCTGAATTTGAATCTTATTTCCAACACGATTCACCCTACAAGGAGTTCCTGCCCTTTTCTGTTTGGAATTTTCTGCTACAATGACACTCTCAATGGAATCATAAGTGATAGGATTGTCATATTTCTTGAATTCTACTTTGTCTGTTTGTGCAATAATAACATCAGTTCTAAGTGCTTTCATAGTAGCAAATGCACAGTTATGACCCAAACCAAAAGTTTTAACAGTTTTGCTAATTGGGTTTGGGTGATTGATCAAGTAACCAAATGGAATATTTTCCCACTTAGAACGAAGAGCAATACTTTTACCAGCACGTTGATCTGACATATTTCCAGATTCTTTTCCGTCATTCTTAGTTGCTTCTAGTGCAGCAACAGGAAGAGAATCCTCTTCAGGAATAGTATTACCTTCGTATATGAGATAATCTACAAAACTATTACCAGTTTTTGATATAATTCCATAATAAACAGAATGATATTGTTCAAGAGCAACTCCCTCAATTTTGAAGAAAAGGTTGCCATAAATCGGAACAGGAATAAACCTTACTTTATTAACATCTACACTCAAAGGAGATTTAATCCACCAAGATATAACCGTCATAATTTCAAGAGACGCTTGTTCTTCTCCTAAAATGAAAAGGTTTAATTTCATAATGTTTGTTTGTTTCAGGTATTATAGCATGAAACCCTCCTGCATGGTCGTGTAGGAGGGTCTTTTTTAAGGATTTAATTTAGGTCTCAGTCTTCATAAACTCTGCATTCAAGGGCATTAGGATTAGCATCGCAGTACAATTCTAATGCAGTTGGATCATGATTATCATTAGGGTGATGCTCTTTATAGGATCTCAGTGCTTCAAGTTCTTCCTCAGTATGCCTTCTTGCTTGTGGAGAAATCATAGGATCTTCCAGAAGTTCTTTATCTTTTTGAATATGTTGGTCGATGTTTTCCATTTTTGTATTTTGATAATACTTATTTATTTTTTATCGTGGTGTGCAATCGCCTTTTCCTTCAAGAGAGCGGACCATAAGTTCTACGAATTTTTCCATTTTCTCTGCAGAAACTGTTTGAGGAGCATAACTAATTGCCTCTTTTAGTGCAATTAGTTCATTCCATTCTTCGGTAGTGAGGTTTGCAGTTCCAGTTTTTGCAAGGGTCATAGTGTTTTTGCGATGTGTCCCAATATTAGCATTCCAATACATTAATATCTAGAAACTTAATGTTTTCTTTGGGATCGCGTTACAACACTTAATGATTAATCTTTACCATCAAAGAAAGATCCAAAAAACCCACTGTCACCAGACTTGCGATTTTCAAGTTTATCAAGAATAGAATCAGTTGCCTGTAGAGATTCAATACGACTGATAATATCTGCAATTACACTACAAACCATTGGTCGTTCTTGACGAGCAGCATATGCAAGTGCATTACGAAGATTTGCTTCAGCTTCTTTTAAACTTTGCTCCACCGATTCACTTAATGCCATTTAATCTGTCCTCACATTTAGTATAAAAGGTTCCGTTTACATAACAGGATTTGCCTGGTTCGTAATACTTTATCACAGGCGTTTGTATTTTTGGATATTCTACCACGTTTCTTACATGGCAGAGTAAATTGTAACCACAAAGAAGAGTTTCAATCATCAACACTCATCCATACCAAGTGGTTCAGTTACTTTAGTCAAGATGTAAGATCCATCACCATTGTCAACCCAATTTACCTGATCACCTTCTTTCAGATTTGCTGCTTCTAGCAGGTCATCAGGGAAGCAAATAAAGTATTCTCCACTTGGACCATCAATTTCAACAGGAAGTTGCCACTTTACAACTTTATCTTTTTTAAGTTTGGGAGATTCTTTGATCCAGAAACCATCAGCAGTCATAGTCCAACCAGCAGCAATTGCTTCATCATATGTCATTTGACGTTGATCTTCCTGTTTTTTAGCAGCATCACACATAGCATCCATTTCTTCTTCTGTGTATTGAAGTGCTTCCATGTCACTATGTCCCCAAGGAGGCATAGAAGGTTCATAATACTCTTTCTCACGCATTACAGCGTCATATGCTTCAATATGACCCTTACCATTACCATTCAGAAGAGCAAGAAGTTCATATGCTTGAGATGCTTGATGCTTGTACGTATAGTAGTTGTCCTCAACAACACCTTTAATCACATCATAGATTTCTTGAGGTGTTGCTTCCGCACAAGACATTGCATCGTGCATCCAGTTTTCAAGATTTTCAAGAGAATACTTCTTGTAGTCAAAGGTCATTGATGTAGTCCTTGATTGCTTGCTCCACTATAACCTGGATCTCTTTGTTTGTCAACCCATTAAGAAACTTCCATTTTGGGTCTTTTGGGTCCCAGTCCATGGTGAACGATCCGTCCTCGTTCTCTGTTATTTTAAGAGTATCTTCCATCACATGTCAACTTCTGTGTCGTTTACCCAAGTTTTCTTTTCAATTTTGCGAAGAGATTTGAGTTCTTTATATTCTTCTTTAATCATCTGATATGCTTCTTCTGGAGAAATCTTATCAGATACTTCCATTCCAGCAATCAGTCCTACTTTATCCCCAAAACGAGCAAGTGCTCTTTCAAATTCAGTTAAAGTTTCATACATCGTAATTAATCCTACAACGTTCAGCAAGAATATCTATACGGGAATCAAGAGAGTTTTCCATACGATACAATTCATTTGTAAGTTCTATATTTTCTTCTTCTAACTTAATAATTCGGTCTTCCATCTCATAAAGTTTCTCATAGATATTATCCATTGGAACTTCTTCGTCAAAACCCCATTTTTTAAACCAATTCATGATACACCAACTTCTTTCAAGTAATTTCTATACCTCATAAATCTGTTCCAATTTAATTGCCCCTCAACATTTAATTAGCAGTAGATTTCACAGTAGCACAACCACTCATACCAGGGTATAGTGGGGTCTAGCACATGATATGAATAATCAGAGTTTTCCACCTACTATTCCTTCGTGAACTTTTTGGGGTTCAGGGAAACCTTCCTGCCGTCCTTTAAGTACATAACGGGTCGCTGATACACATTGCTCTTCAGTGAGAGATGTAACCAATTCGGTTTCTTCAAGATCGGTTGAATACCAGAGTCCATACTTTTTCTGTTGAATGTAAAAGCAGTCGTCAATTAGTTTTTTTTCCATTTTTTATGTCAGGATGAGGTGCATACAGAGGTCCCTGATAATTACCTGCAAATTTTGAAAGTTCTTCTACTGCCCTAGCAGTTTCTGGAGTTTCTTCCCACTCCCAGGAATTTCCATTCTTATCAACAAAAGTTCGTGTTGTCATTTGGTATCCTCTTGGTAAGTAATAATGTAGTCTTTTTTCTTGAATTTAGATTTCTCTATGTATTTTTTGGCATGTGCATCACACTGAAAATAACAAGTTTTTTTATCCTTTAGGTCCTTTCCATCTTTATGGACAATTTTAATTGGGAATCCAGGATGTGGAAACTCTTCTTTAATTGGTTTAGGCATTTAATTAATCATAAAGGTTTTGTTCTTGTTGCAACCTATCTATGTGATGATAAATTGTTTCCTGCGAGTATTTGAACTCCACAAATCTTTGCGGATTACTCTTTTGCATTTTATTAAGCATATTGATCCAGTCATAGCGTTTATCTACAACCCAACCATATTTACGTTCATCATACATTATATCATAAATTGAGATCATTTTAAATGTTTTGGTTTTTCAGTGTCAAATTGATACCATTTGGCGTCTTTCATTTGGAGGCACATGAGTATTGTAGCATGTTCTCTCTGTTCTCTGGGTGTGTCACGATACAAATGTCTGCGTTGATATGCACAACACCAGACATTATAATAAATTTTTGCCTTTTCGTTCACATTTTATCTCTTAAATTATAATGTTGAGGACCACGATCTGGATTTTTATCAACATACTTCTTCACCGATCCACCACCAATTCCACCTTGAGAATTTAATACTTTCATGATTTGTTTTTTCGACAGTTTACCAGTTTTAGACTGAATTTTTTCTACTTCTTTTTTCTTTGCTTCTTCTAAAAACTGTTTGAAAGTAATCATGACTTTTTGGAAGTATTTATTCAATCCCATGGTGCTTTCCGTTGTAATACTCTAGCGATCTTTTCGTTGTATTGTGGTGGTTCGTTGAGTTTTTCTACAAGAGCATCAAAGTTTTCTTTTGATAGAATAATCTTTTCTGGTGGATAAGATCCTTTACCCCAAAACTTCTCAAACTCATATTTGTAGTTCATATCCAACCATCCACCATTCAGAGAGTGCCAAAATTCTCCCCAAATGTGATAATCATCAAAGCGAAATCCTTCATGCGACATCAACCTATACCACCACCAAAATGGTGTGTAACGTAGAAATCTATTTGATATGATTAGTTTATGGAAGTTCATTTTTTTGTCCAAGAATATTCATACATATACATCCAACCATCATTTAGTTCTGACCACATCGCATAAGGAAGTTTATAAGAATACTTCTTATCTCTCATCCAATAAGACCACGCCTCCCAAGCATTTGCTATATTTTGAAATCCCCAGATAAAGTGTCTCCACTTCTCATTATCATACACCCAATCGTTATTTGTATCAAATGGGTTCCACCTGAAGTGAGGTTCAAAATCACCATCATAGCAGTAACGATTATACTGCTTGCGGGTGTAGTTTTTATATCGTTGTAGGAGATTATCCACAATTAGGCATCCAGATAGTAGAGAGTTTGTTTTTCTTTGCAGTGATGTTGAAATGATCAACCTGACCATTCTTATGATAGATTCCACACCATAAGAACCCATCATCCATCATCTCAAAGTGTATCATATCTATGTCCTTGACGACAATCTCATCAGGGTTCTTTTCGTCGTTCATTTCTTCCACTTCCATTCACTCTTGATACTCCACTCTGTTCTAATGTAAGAGTAGTTTAGATAATCCCAAAAAATACCTTGATAATCTTCAAAGTCCCATTCAGGGTCACGACCATCATAAGTCATCAGTTGTTTCCACAACTCAAAACATATCTTAAATGCTTTCATTTTGCCTCCCAGAACTTACCATCAGAACCACAAGAATAATCAAGTGATTCCCAGCATTTAGCACGGAGCATATCACAAAACCTACTTTCGTTGCCAGTTACAAGATTTGTGGAAGTATTTGGAGAAGTGCAAGTATCGTGTCGGTGTCCAAATCCAAATAGATGACCCAACCAATCCTTACGATAATACTTGCAACTAACACATAACTTTTTTTCCATAGGTGGTTTATCTTTCATAAAATCATTATACAACAAAAAGCACTAGGTTTCAAGTGCCCTTGTTCCAGTTTGGGAAGTGTCCTTATGATATTCTAACTCTTTTGGAAGTATCTATTGCTCGTGCCTTTTGATATTGAGAAAGTCCACCAGCATTACTAACATAACCAGTTTCAAGACATTTCCATTTTTGCGAAACCGTGGTGGGGTCTTGTGCCAGTTTCAATACTGGTTGAGGTGGCAACAGTCCACATAATATCCAATTCTCTTTTATCTGGTAGTGGTTTCATTATGAACGATTAAAATGATAATGTGATTGCCAGATACTCATACTTTTCTCTTCAATAGTATTCTTAATGTGTCCTGGCATAAACACACGATACTTCTTCATAAACTCTTCTTCTGTGAGTTTTTCTGTCCCGTACAAATAGTACTCTACATTTACAAACTTCTCCCATCGGTTTTGTAGATAATCCTGTGGATATGATGGAGAGTTATTCGGACAAATCATCAACCAAATGGAACGACCTTCTCCAGTCGCATAATAATCAATCACATAATACTGATAGTATGATTCATCCATTATTCTGCTCTTTCAGTTTCCTCACTCGTTCCAAAAACTCATCACTCTGCCGATACAATCCTTCAATCAAATCCTTGATGTCATCAATCGCAATCACATTATACTCTACATTTAGATTTTCGCACATGAGAGCATCAATCATACATTCAAGAGTAAGTGCCTGCATATGTTCTGGTGTGATTGGTGTCCCGTGAGGAAGACCAGAACATTCTTCATTATAAAAGTGATTATATCGTCGCAGGACAGTATCAGCACGTTCTCTACGTTCCCATTCATCCTTTTCAATCTCTGCAAGTTTCAACATGGCATCACCGTGCTTCTCATAAAGTTCATCAAGAGTAGCAAGTGCTTTGTTTTCTGCCTCTCTTTTTTCAGCAATTTCCAACATTTCTTCATGCGTGAGATTTTCAAGAACAAGATTTTTTGCAGCATCTTCCATTTTTTTCATATCCTGTTTGTAGATAAGTTCTTTCAACCTCTGTTTGCCGTATTCAGTGAGTTCGTGTTTTTTGTTGCGGAGTTCTTCTACTTCTTCTTGTGTGAGATTGACCCACGGCATATCATTGTTCATTTTGCTCCATAGCATACTCTTCCTGCTTTTCTAACTTCCTTTCAAGTTTCTCAATCCTCCTATGAAGTTCGGTGATGATATGTATCAAAGAACGATAATCAATGCTCTCAACATCATCTCCACCTTCCATATCAGCATAATATGAGTATAGGAGTTCTTTTGTAAAGTTTCGTTCAGTCATCGTAAATCCCTCTCTAAAATATCAATACAATCTGCCCATCCACTGAAATAGTCAAAATCGTATTTGTTGGTGTCTTCTTTATGATAGTTTTTCAACCATTCCTTCACGACATTCACAATCTCATTTGCGATTACATCACCAGATTGAACGGCATCGTGAGTATAATACCATTCCGTAAGTCGTTCGTGAAGTTTCATTTTTTATTCCTCAATTTTGATTTGATTTTGGTGAGGCAGTCATTATATCCGTCTACCAAGTCAATTACAGAAGCATCTTGTGTTCCTTCGTGCGATTGTTCTTTCGGCAACCACAACTGAATTTGGTCAATCAAATCATCAACATAAGTTGGAACATCCCAATCTTTATGGACTGTATGAATATCCAACCACCACCGAGTAATCAAATCTTCCAGAGTTTTGCCCATTTCAAACTTCAAAAAGTCTGGGGGATTTTCTTCCCATTCCTTCAGCATTTTATTCACAACTTCATCAGTGATACGATAAGGAGGATTGTCCTTCTCATCATGTTCTACTTCATCATACCAATCAGGTTCATCTGGACAATAAGGTTCAACATTCTTTGATTGTGCTGCCTCATAACCCTTCTGGAATATTGAGAATGAATTGAGATTATGTACCATATCAGGATAATCTCCAAAGGTATTCTTATATGCTTCTTCTACTGGTGATTTTTGTTTAGGATAAGCATTCTTGAGTTTATCAAAAAACTCTTTTGTTTCTTCACAATATTCAACATACTTATCAAGCATGTGAAGTTCGTCAAGTGTGAGTTCAAGTGTGAATTCTTGTTCTTCTACTCTCTTATACTTCACACCCATAATGGTTGCGTAGTCTCCCTCTATGAGAACTTTTGAGATGTCGGTTTCAGTCATTTTGATTTCAAGTTTGGTTTCAGGACATTTGGTTCCAGGAGTTGGAGGAGAAATACGGTATGTTTCCTCACCATTTTTGTAGTAAATTATATCACTCATTATCAGTAAGTCCTACTTCCTCCTCCAGTTTAGCATAGTTTGCTGCTTCCCAACCAGCAACAAAAGATGTGTGTATCCAACCATACATAATGTCCTCACGGGTCTTTTCGTCTTCTACTTTACAGTCCCCGTAAAACCATTCAGAACGAAAGGTATAAGGACTATAAAAGTCATTAAACCACTTTACAAAGGCATCCTCTGCGTCATCGTGAAAGTTCCAGTTGTTGGTTGGATGTTTAGTCATTCTTCCAAACTCTTAATACATTTTTGAACCAAATCATTCCATCTCTTTGGAGTAAGTTTCTCACTCGCATAAGAACTCCTAAAAGGATACTTATACCAAGTCAAACGGAAGTTTTCACTTGGGATTTCAAAGTTAGGTTTATCCATTTCATCTTCTTCATCACCCCAATAATAAGGACGCATAGTAAAAAAGTCGTTGGAGAAATGTGGAGTGTATCCATAATCCTTTTCTCCTGTCTTTTCTGTGATCGCATCAATTAGGATTTGGAATGGACCACCCATCCATTTCTCACGAGGAACACTATATTCCTCTGTGGGATTACCGAAAATCATTTGTCCGAGTTCAAGGTCTTTCATTTGAGTTGGTTGTTTCATAAAGTCATTATACGACAAAGGGCACTCGTTTTCAAGTGCCCGTGTTCCAGTTTGGAAAGTGTCTTTATGATATTCTGCGTCTATTGTTTTTTGATGTGTTTATCCCTCTTGCTTTTTGATACGCAACAACACCAGCAGCAGTGGATACATAACCAGTTTCATAACATTCCCATCTTTGAGAATTTGCAATTTTTGAAATTTCTCTTCGTTCTTCTATGGTCAATCCACATATACCCACACCAAGTTCTTTGGTTTTTAATCCAAGATTTCTTCTTTGCTCTAATGTTAATCCACAAACACCAATCCCAAGTTCTTTTATTTTTCTACCACCTGCTCCACTTTTACCTACTTTACTTCTTGCTTGGAATTTTTCTTCTTCACTCATAGCAAAAAATCCAACACCAAGTTCTTTTGCTCTTTCTCCTCCTTTTTGTCCACCAATACTTAAAGTATTGAGAGAGAAATATCCACCACAACTCTCATTCAAACACCATTTATCTTGATTATAAACTGGTTTGATTATTCTTTTTTCAACTTCTTGTGCCTCTATCCAACCATTATCGTTGAAATCAAAGTATTGGAGTATTTGTTTCTTTGGTGTATAAAGTTCCCAACACCATTTATTTGTTTTTGGAGAACCCCAATAATCATCATTAAAATATTTTTCCTTATGAACTCCATAATAGTAATATGGAACTTCTTCAAAGGTAATTTTATACAAGTATATTTTTGGACTTTGTGAAGTCATTTCTATTCTATTGAAACCGCATTATTATTTATAATAGAAAAGGTGCTCATAAGAGCACCTAATCTGTCCGTAGAGATTGCGGTTTCAACAGACATATTATTTATAAGTTATTTACCCATAAACTTTCACCACAGTATCTTGGTTTTTGAACATCACCTGCTCAATATACTTCTCAACTAAATTCAAATTATGAGATGGTGTTTCACAGCACTCAAAGTCTCCGTAAGAACTACAAGAATGTGTAGGCAAATCAACCCACCACCACAGCACTTTCTTCTGTGCGAAGTAGCAATAGGTTTGATAGTTGTTTCTTTTTACGATTCGGTATTTGGTCATCTTACCCCAAGTTGTTTGAGTTCATCATCAGTCAAGGAAGCAAGGTCTTTCTTGAGTTGTTGAAGTTTTCGTTCTTTTGCTTTTGTCTTGTCTGCCTTTTCTTTCTCCAGTTGTTTCATTCGTTTCTCATACTCTTTATCGGTTTCTTCACGATGTTTGTAGAGATAATATTCGATGTATTTTTCACCACCATAATCCCATTCCCAATCACTCTCAATTCCCTCCCAACCAGCATCTAATTCTGCTTGAAGTGCGATAATAATACTTTCAAGAGTTCCGTCAAAGTCCCCATAATACTTTTGAATTTCTTTGACTTTGATTTTTTTGATAGTCATTTTACTCCAAGCAAGTCCTTTTCAAAATCAGTCAAACGAGCAAGAAGTTCTTGTCGTTTTTGTTCTTTGATTTTCTCTTGTCGTTTTTCTTCCAACATTCGATCAAGAACATCCATCATATAATCAAAACTATAATCACCCTTATCCCAATCACTATCACCTTTTTGAGTGATGACTACCTTTTCATCAAAGTTTTCTGGACGGAACATTTCATAGATACGAATTACATAATCACCATCTTTGTCCTCACGAACCTCAACACTTAAATCAAGTTGTTTTGCTTTGGCAAAGAGTTTGAGAAGTTCAGTTGCTTTGATAGTCATTTCAGTTCTCCTCTTGATGATGGAATACTTTAGCAAACTCTTCTGCTGCCTCAAATGCAAGTTCAGCACCGAACTTAAAGATTTCCCTTCGTTCTTGTTCCGTAGCACTTTGCATATTAGAACAAGTTTTCAACCACTCAACATAGAGTGTTTGTCCTAAATCAACAAATCGTTCTTGAGAGAAGTCAGTCATTTCAGGTTCTCCAAAGCATCAATAAAATATTCTACACAATCTTTAGGAATACGAAATTCTGTTGTTTTTGAAAGTGGTTCTTCAAAATAAACAATTTTTACAAAATCTACTTCTTCCCAAAATTGAAAACTCCAACCATCTTCTTCATTTTGAATGATTTGTTGTTTTTTGATGTTGTATTTCATTTAGTTTTTACACCTCTTCAAGTTCTGCTTTCATTTGTTTGAGATTGTCTCCTGCCCAAATGTCAAGAGTTCTGTCGGCAAGTTTAACTGCTTCCCAGAGTTTAGGATAGTTCCTCCAATCCACTACATCCTCATCAATCGCAATCAGCAACTCAAGAATACAGAGTTTGTAAAGTTTTTCTTGGTCAGTCATTTCAAATGAGGTTCAATTTGTGTTTGAAGTTTAAGTTGTTGGAGCAAATCACGAGCAAATGTGATTTCACCATACTCAAATCCCACATCAAAAGCATCATCATAATTTCCAGCGTCTGAAGGAGAATAATCATCACCACATTCATCATAACAATGCTTATTGTCTGCAGTTTCTTGAAGTTTGGTGAGAAGGAATTGGAGTTTTTGTGTGTCGGTCATTTCAGTTCTGGTGTTGTTTGAGGTGAAGTTGAATACATTCCATAACATCATCAAGTGTAGAAGCACTACCATCATAGTAGTAATCCATATTCATTACATCTGTGACTTTGAGTTTGTAATAAAAATCTCCATCAGATGAATACTGATGAATGATGATGTCAGTTTCGTAGTGCATCGGTTTGTTTCTTATGAAGTCATTATACAACCAAAAGGAGCACCTGTGGGATGCTCCTGTGCCAGTTCTTCAAGTGTCCTACCTATCTCCACCCAAATAAAGAAGACGATATTTCAAATCACTTCTTCTATCAAGGTTTTTTTGAGTTCCAGATTTTTCCCTACCTTTTCTTACCCAAGCAATATCCCTATCACTATTATCAGTCATAGCAATATCTCTTTCCTCATCACTTTGAAATCCACCTTCGGTAGGAAACCCAGAATTATATCTTGGAGTTTCAAACATATGATAGACAACTACTCTATCAGTTTTACCAAACAAATAATTCTGTGCTAATGTATCAGCACCTTTCGCATCACCAACAACAAAAGAGTGATTGTGAGAAAGTGCCTCATCAATTAGAGGTTTGTAATGAATATCAAACTCATCTTGTGTGAGTGATAAATGCCCACTGATGAAGTAAATCATAAAGATTTGGATGTATGAAGTCATTATAGACCAAAAGGAGCACCTGTGGGATGCTCCTGGGCCAGTTCTTCAAGTGTCTACCCAACGGAAACCCAAAAGTTTATTCATAAAGAACCTAACAATCGCAGTCGGTTTCTTATTCATATAATACTTCAAATATCCATTACCGAATGTATAATATCCAACTTCTTTACCACCTGATTTGATTATCAAACTGGAAGTAAAATTACTACCAGTCGCAGTAAGTTTAGAGTAATCTAATTTTGCTGGAAAACTTCCATTCTTGCGAGCATACTCAATATCCTCAATAATCCTGGTAATCTTTTTACTAAACTGATACTCTTGGTAATATTTGAGTTGTGCGAACTTATACTCTACATCTTCAATCTGTTTATCAATCTTCGCATCAAATTCCCGTGAGATTTCTTCTAATGACTTGCGTGGTAGTTTGAATCCGACAAGTTCTTGTGGTTCATTTGGAATAGTAAAATACTCTTTGAGGAGTTCATACTTTTCGTGGTCTTCTTCAGCATAAGAATACAAATTCATACACTCAAAGACATTCTTTACATCTTTGAGTGTTTTGATTTTGCTTACATCAAGTTTATGATTTAGTCGTTCAGTCATTTTAACCTCAACTTCAACTTTTCAACACAATCATTCCAACCACAAGCATATCTATCATCACCATCATCTTCATCAGGCAACCAATCGGCAACAATATCACAAACAGTATCACAAATT